CGACGAGGACAGACTTTATCCAATGGCTTGTTATCGGGATCGGACAGAACCTACCGCAAAATGTTTGCCTATTTGAGTGCCTGTTCCAAATTCCGAATGGAATCCACTGCAACTCCTGTATTGGTCACCAAAATTGTGGGAAAGTTACGGAATGCGCGTTCTTCCAAATTCGGGTCGTCTTCCAAACGAGCCTCTACATCCCGTAAGAGAAACCCAGCTTCTTCGGGACGAATTTGCAAATCTTCTACCAAATCGGAAGGTTTCAGAAAAGGCTTCTCACGACGCAATTGCAGAATTCGAACGGTGATTGCAGGAATTCCTACGTTTGTGTGATCGGTACGGAGAATACGGAAAGCCGTGTCCTTCTTGGGGATACGATCAAAGAAGGGTTGGACACATCCCTATCGTAATAAACTCAATTCCGTGAGTTCTTCCTTCTATTTGGCTTCGGCACGCACATCTTGTATTTCCCAACGTGAGTCGGGAAGATCCGTGGAATCCACGAAAGGAATCACCGCATCCAATGTTTCAAACCATTCCTGCAATTTACCCCGTGAAGTTTCTAAGTCATCGGTATTGCTATCGTCGCGATAGATGGATGCAATCAAGTCTTCACCCGAAATGGCAAGACGATCGTATTGTGTCTTGTTTCCACGATACACAACTAACATTGGAATGTTGCGACTGGGTTTGGTTGCGTTCCACCACGATGCAAAGATGGAGGGGTCCAAATAGGGTTTCTTGGTTTTCGGGTTCTCAGTGAAAAACTTGATACGTGAGACTTCTTTGCTGGATGTGTATAGAACCACGACGGGAGTCTCTTTGGAGACGGTTAATCCCTAAAACATCTGCTCCAAACGAGTTCGAATGGCATCGCCAAAATCAGTACTTACCCAAGGAACTTTCCACCGTGCACGCAGAATGTGGATTGTTTTGGGAGGCGGTGAATCCAATGCAATGAGACTTTGCAGGAGCCGAGTTTTCTGATCAAGAAACTGAATGGCTTCCAAAGGAAGACGAGGTGGAGTTGTACTCTGAAACAATGGAAAGTATACTTGTTCGGTTCCTTCTTCATTGGAATACTCGTGAATCCAGAATCCTTGAATTTGAGACACATCATACAAGGAAGAGACTAAAGTAGACATTTCAGGAATCGGAGCTTGGGCTGCCGGAATGCGTACAGTCATTCGTGCATTGGGTTCCAACGGAAGTGCATACGATTTGATTTCGGGAACTCCCAAAATTCGATACTCTGTAAAATCACCCCGAGGTTCCTACAGATCCACCAAAACATCGGGGCGACGCATCCATGTTTCGTGATCCTACGCTTCCTATGGAAGAGTCGGCATCGCAGGAATACGAAGTTGAGAGACCTATGCATTCCAAGTTTCACGAGGAATGGGCTGTCCATTCAGAGATAACCGAGCAAAGAGTCGTTCCCAATGACGGGGATCCGTCATCTACTATCCACGAGGAAGACGTAACGCCACTTGAATGAAGAGACGAGCAGGATGAATATCCAGAACAGTTCCAATGCGTTGACGAAGTGTCTCGATATCATCATCATCGAAGAAGGAAACCTTCCGACGCTCCTGCGTGGAAGTTACGATATCCACCGTAAGCATCTTGCTTCTATTCGTGATAAAAATGGATTTGAGTTAAACAAACCCATTTTGATTCAAAGCTCAAGATGTCCAAGATGATTCAGACAATCCGCGGTATGCCGATTACGATTACTCCCAAGTATGTGGAGTTTGGAAAGAATCCGGGTAATTGGGAATCCAAGATGTTTCCCATGAATCAGATTGAACGTGTTGACGTAGGGTATACGCAAACAATTACAACGTAGAATGAAAAGACAAAGAATTGTGATAACTTTAAGGGAGCCGATCTTGTGATCGTGACTCGCTCGGGATCCGAGAAGATCTTTGCAAGCAATATTACAGTGGAACAGGCGAAAGAAGTCTGTTCGCTAATTCGAAAGTATATGAATGGAGATCACGAAGAAGACAAGATCATTTATCTGAATTCACGCGTCGATCTTCTCGATGAAGATATGAAGAAACAGACCCAAAAGCAGACGAATGAAATCAAAATTCTGCAAGGTCAGATAAATGAACTGAAGAACATCGTTTAGCAGCAGGAGACTCTCATTGGGGAACTCTTGGAGCGTCTGTCAGTGAAGAATGTTCCCGAGGAAGATCTTCTGGGTTAATCATCTGAAATGGCTAAATAGTAGAGTCCCTCTTTTTTTTCAAATGAAAACGAGAAGTTTGGAAATCGGGCATGCAGAGTAATGAGTGTATCCATATTTCGTTCGCAATCCCATACACGAATCATATGCTAAATTCCATTTCGTCGTGCATCCAGCGCATGCATAACACACTACAAGAGGTGATCCATTACTTGAGTAATGTGGTAAAATGTTGAACGGCGGCGTTCTTCTACACCTCCAACAACGAACGCGCTTCTGCAAGATCCTTCTCGAGAGTTTGGATCGTTTCCTTCAAGGAAGCAATTCCTGCATCGGTCTCAACCAATGCAAGGGCTTCATCCTTTTGCTTCATCTCTTCTTGCAACTTCGCAATCTCAACATTCAATCCACTGATCACATCATCCTTTGCAAACAAAGCCATCACAGATTCATGGATTCCACGCTGACGGTTATCCAACTCAATTTGCATTGCCTCGATTTGCGCAGATAATTCTTCAACACTCATTTTATCTTACAAAATCATTTTTTACAGTGGGGTGTCAGTGATTGTCATACCACAATAGGGAGTGGGTGTCCGTGCCTAATTGACAGGATTGTAGACACCTAACTTCACACACTCCTGCAATAAACGACGGAAGTTCGTCCAGAACTCGGGGGTATGACCAATACTGGCTGTCATCAAGTGAGCCATCTCATGAATGAGAACAAACATGACTGTATTGACTTCTACCAAAGGATACGGTTGGGTTGTCTTATCACGAAGGCATACCACAATCTTTTCACCCTTGTTTTCGGAATACGATGTACTACTCGCATCGATATCATTCTCTTCCAACTTGGAAGGATCAAACCGTTCCACCATTCGACGAAGCGGTTCCTCCGCGTAGAGATTGGCGTCCGACCGCACGTGATTGACGATTGAATCCAGATTTTGGCGGATCTTCGCCATCATCTCACAGGCTTCTTGTTTGTCGGGTAAATTTTGAACCCGATAATGTGCGCCGTCCGAACGACTTTTGATCGTAACTAAGTTCTTCGGACCACGTGTCATAGAATACGCTAATGCAAGACCCGTACCCACTAATGCAGCAGGGATCATATTGCTTTAATCATGAGTGAATTTACGCCTCGAGACCACGCTTGAACGGGTTGGGCTCAATCGTGGAGTTCAAGAAGGGACCGACCGATCCCTGCGGGTTGGGCATCTCCGAGCGAACATCGTGCGAGGCATTGCGGTTCGTCTGGGCAACACCGGCGATGGCTGTGTTCGTGTGGTAACCCGCTTGGAGGAAGTTCTGTCCCTTGAGGTCAAGCGCCGAGGCAGGGTTGACCGCCGCCCACGAGGCACCGATCTCACCCTTGGGGAGGAGTTCACCCGCCGAGAGCGTCGACTCCGAGTACGTGGACTGCGACGCCGGTGTACGTCCTTGGATGGACTCTGTCGGCTGGGCATTACCACTGATCGAGTGTGTCTTACCCGCATAGGGTCCCGATTCCGCAAGAGGACCCTGAACACCCAACGACTGTCCGAGCTCCTCCATCCCCTCACCAACGGCACCCTTGACCGAAGAGTAATTATTCAAGAGATAGGCAACCAAGACAACGCCTCCAAGAACAAGACCAAGCTTCATTGTCTGCGAGGATTTCATTCCGATGTTTATGTTCATCCGAAGACAAAAAAGTATGAAAAAGACGGACTGGGTGGAGTTTTTTTACTCCCCTGAATTGCAGTCCGCATTCGAGGAAGCGATTTTGAGACCGATTCTTCAAAAGATCTTTGGTTAGTTATACCCCTACCTTCTCGGCATCGCTATCTTCTGGGGTCTCCTTTTCCTTTCCACTCTTGTCATTCTGGTTGTTGTGATTCGCTCCACTCAGGTGAGGGTATAAGAGTTCCACCATCTTCTGACGATTGAAACTCCAAAACCCTGTCATACCCTTTTCCTTCGCTTCCTCGCGAAGTTGCTTCAATGTCATCTTAGCAATCCGATCGGTTTCTGATGTTTCCTTCGTGAGAAGACGAATCAGTTCAATTCGAGTCTTCACATACTAATGCTTGAAACGACGTACTTTTGCAAGTTGTTTGAGTTCGACCAATGACTTCCCATTGAGATCATTGAGTGTATAGACCTCCATGTTCATTGAAACTTCGCTCTCTCGCAAGGAATGAATCCGTTTTAGAGTATAAGGAATGGACCTGATTGCCATACTCGTGACGCTTGTGGCATTCTTTGCCGCAGCGTACTATTTGGTTCAAAACAATTTGAAGTACTTGAAAGATCATTGGGTGGAACTCCGATGCAATCCCCTCTACATGCCTGCTGCAGGATTAGTGGATCCCAAGACGGGGACGATGGGCAATGCATTGAGCTGTATGAGCCGTATGTTTCAGGATCTTGCGGGCTACACAGTCGATCCGTTGTTAGCTGAGATGTCCACAGTGGGCGATGGCATCTCGGAAATTGGAGGCGCTCTGAACGACATGCGTGGAATGTTCGGCAGTGTTCGTTCCGGCTTTACGGGGATCCTTGGAATGACCTTTGGTAAAATCCAGAATTTGATGGGATCCATGCAGAACCTCATGATTAAGATTCGTTCGATTTTAGGGAAGATTGTGGGTGTTTTTATGGCGTTGACCTACACGCTCACGGGAGGAGTCCAAACGGGTGAGGCTGTGATGAACGGACCCATTGGAAAGACAATGAGTTTCCTCTGCTTTGATCCGTACACACCGGTTGTACTGAAGAATGGAAAGACGGTACCCATTGTCAAACTCCAATTGGGTGATGAATTGGAGGACGAAGGAATGGTTCGCTCATTGTATTTGATTGATGGTACAGATGTGGAGATGTTTTTGTTAGGTGACGTTGTTGTTTCCGGAAGTCACAAGGTCAAGCACAACAACAAGTGGATTTCTGTGGATCAACACCCTGACGCGGATGTTGTCGAAGATATTCCCTTGTTGGCATGTTTGAATACAACTTCCAATCGTATCTTTGCAGGGGGATACGAGTTTCTCGATTTTGTAGAATCATCCGATGAGAAGTTCTTTGCGTCGACCCAGCATTAGATTGAAGCGCTGTATTCGAACAAGGGAGATGTCCGCAATTTTCCCAAATACCGTGAAACTCTCCGCACAACCGGATTCTTTGCAGGAACCCTCGTTACAACTCCCGAAGGACCCATTCCGATCCAAGCGATTCGGATTGGTCAACTCTTGGCGCCACGCAATCGGGTCGTGGGCATCATTCGTCATGCGCCCGATGATGATTGGTATGCGAGCCTATCGGAGGGTATTCTTACCGCGCGCGGTACATGGGTCTTTGCAAACGATCAACTCCTCATTGCCTCAGCCCTCGACAAAACCTTCCACAGGGAAGTTTCCGAACTTCCGATCCTCTATCAACTCATCACACAACAATCTACCTATGAAGTACAAGATCATTCCAGTCGTACATTCACCGTCTTGGATGAAATCGGAACCACAAATTCGCATTAGCATGAATGGAAGGATGCGATGATTTGTTCGGGAACGTTCCGCGGTACAAAGATAAGAGTATGAACGACACAACATGGTTCTGGGGTGCGTTCGGGATTGCAATCTTTGCATCCTTGGGTGCGCACATTCTGGGTTCTCTAAAGAAACTTCGCGCACATTGGTCTGAATACCGATGCAATCCTGTGTAGATGCCCTTTGCGAGTTTAATTGAACCGAAAGTGACAGTTGGTCAGAACTTCAACTCTTGTGTCAATTTACTCGGAATGAGTGTGATTGCGTAGATCTCCGATGTCTTTCATAGTTTAGTCTCCGTAGCATCCGATGCATTGTCGGAAGCATCGGGACCTTTGGATCTCATGCGTACCATGATGAACAAGCTTCGGATGTTTATCATGGGATTTGCCGATCAGACACTCAATAAACTCACGGCACCCCTTGGTTCTTTATCAACCGTTCTCATCAAGGTTCAGGATATTCTGCGTCGTGTTGTGGGAGAAGGATACCTTTCCGCTATGGTGGGTGTTTCAGCCGTTTCCTTTATTGAATCGTTTGTTCAGCTCTGCATTAGTGTAATTAAGAGTTTTGTGTATGTCATGTTGGCTATGTCGTTTGTTCTTGCATTGTTTCAACCCGAACTTCTTGCAATTGTTTTGACCATTGCGTCCTTATTGGCTGCTGCAGGAGCATAAAAAATCATTCAATAGAGGATAAAGATGCAACGTACAAATCTCGTGATTGCTTTTTTCGTGGCAGCCATTGTTGCAGGATTCCTTTTCCGTTACAACCTCATATCGGGACCGGCGCCCGCCACCCAGGAAGGATTTATGCAACAGGCGATTGGTGCTCCGACATCGGGAACGGGTATGGGTCCGTAGGATCAAGTGAGCCAATCGGGTGGAATCTCGGGCTGGGCGGCGACAGAAGGCATGCCGGTCGGTGCGCTCCCCCAGAATGTTGCCCAAGACCCGAATCAATTAATGTTCTTGGTTGGTAACACAGTCGATAGCTCTTGCTGCCCTTCGGCTTTCACGACAGATACGGGGTGTGTTTGTTTGACGGGTGCCGACCAGTCGCTCATGGCTCACCGCGGTGGGAATAAGTAAACATTTACAGATCATTCAGTAAACTCGGAACATAAATGAACGCTGAAAAGACCTTTCGTGAATTCGCAAAAGATCTTTCTCACGCTTTTGAATGGAATATCACTAAGGATTAGGATTTTGAAGGCGAAATTGCACGGTTTGAGGATGCTTTTTTTCCCCATGTCGTGAAGATTTTGATGAAGGACGTCTCGTTTTGGGATGAGCCTCGTGTGGTGTTTGGAAAGAATGTGAGTGAGGTTTGGAATGCGAATGAGAACATTACGGAATCCATTTGGAAGCATTTCCAGACCTGCATGATTGCTGCTTTTGTGACGGGCGATATCAAGACTAAGATTGGTAAGGTAATTGATGTTTTTAAGGGATAGTGGGGTGAGAAGGGAGGCGACAATGCAGAAGTGGATCGTATTTTGAATGATGAGAATTCCAAATCCAACATTGCTGAATTATTGGAGTTTGTGATGGAATCTCGTCTTGCGAAGATGATCACTCAGTTGTTTGAATCGATTGATGTGTCGGAACTCGGTTTGAATTTGGAGAATCCGGAAGAGTTGATCCATATGATTCAAAATCCGGAGTCTCCTGCTGTGCAAAAGATTACGCAGAAGATCCGTGGAATCTTCGAAGAGAAACTCCGCAAGGGAGAGTTCAGCAAGGAGATGTTGGAGCGTGAGATGGAGACGATCAAAGCCAAGATTCAGGAATTGTTTGGGAATGTACTCAATGATGCGTTGGGAGGTCGTCGTGCCGAGGTTCCTTCCGCTGTTTTGATGTCCAATTCTCCCGAGGCTCGTCGGGCTCGTATGTTGGCACGTCTTCAGCGGAAACACAAGGAGAAAAACTCCAACGTAGAACAATAAGATGTCAGAACCTCTTTGGACTCAAAATCCGTCCGTGCTGTTTTCGGGAACGGCATGGCAGAAATTTGTTCCGACACGTACCATGGATGTTCCGGAAGCCTTAAATACAGTGGTTCGTTTTACGATCTATGCATCCCTTGTGTTGTCTTTGGCTACATCCCAGACGCAATATCTGGTTGCCATTCCGGTCGTTCTTGCAGTGACGGCTGTGTTTGGGGCGATCTTTCCTACCACTGAAGATCTTGTGGAAACCTTCGGTGGAAGTGTGGTGAAGTCATTGACAGGCAGTGTTACGATGCCTACTCGTGAAAATCCGTTCATGAACGTATTATTGACGCAGATCAAAGATGATCCCCATCGTCCGGATGCAGCACCCCTGCGGGATCCCGAAGTGAAACGTGCCGTGAAGGAGTCCTTCCAGCAGACCACTGATCTGTAGATGGACACTTCAGACCGGTTTGATCAAGCCCAAGCCATGCGTACTTTCCACACACTTCAATCCTCCATGGTAGGAGGTGATCTGGATGGATTCAAGAAGTTCTTAGCTAAGGGGAATGACGATCCCGATTTCTCGAGTGCTGCACCGGCTCGCCATGCAAAGAACGATTCGGAGACGTACGTGGTTGCCAAGGGTTCACTTGCGTCCCTTCCGAACACGACGGACCGTCCGTCCGGCACGTCGCCGAGCGGTGCGACGACGAAGGCGTGATCCTCCTGTCTTTTTCAACTTTAACTTCTTTTCTAACTCTTTTTCGTCCCGCTCTTCGCCATCCAATTCGGTTGTACTGCCATCCGGATGACGAACCATAAAATGAGGAAACCCTGTGATGCCTGTTTCAGGAGGAACATTATCACTCTCCACTTTCACGAACTCCTACGGTAACCCCTGCGAAGCAACCTTCTTCCAAGGTTCCTCCGTGGCTTCACAATGCGGACACCCGTCCATCTAAAAGAAAATGACCATTGGTTTGCGGGTCTTCAAGAGTCCCCGTACCTCTTCTTCCGAGCCGAGTGTTTTCATTTACACTCAACCACGAAAGTATTGAAAAATGGCGCGCTCCTACGAAGAGAATCTCCGTCGTTCCGTGGAACGTGGGAACCGTGTGGTGGCTCACCAACAGCGTTTGTGGGAACGTTATGCGATCTACTGCAATTCGTACAATCGTTTCTTGGCACGTTCAACTCGTTTTCTCGAGTTGGAACAGCGTCGTCAGAATGGTCTCACAATTGGACAGCGTGTTCATGAGCGCCGGATTCAAAACGGATCTCGTGCAGTAAACCCTGTGTAATCGTATACGTCATGTTCACTCGTTTCCTCGCATAGTAGGCAACGACGTTTGCATTGAAGGATTGCACCGAGTCGGGAAGTATTGGAAGGATGATTGATTCTGGATAGTACCCCGATCATCCAATTCGAGGCGAACCCTTTGGAGTTTGGATGACATAGGATATGAATCATGGGATAACGAATGGAACGGTATCCCATGAATTCGTATAGAACAACGAAACAAAGACAACCTATCAAACACCCCTCTGCGAAGAAGTGGATTGCCCGATTGCAAAGGGATACCACAATGAAAGTGGGGAAGATATCTTTCCAAAGTTTATCAAAACCGGAATTTAGGATATCATTTATCGGTGGAAGACTCTGGAAGGGAACCCCGTTCTCTGCTATCAGATTCGTTTCGAGCAAGAGTAACAAAATGTCCGGACTTTCCGATCATTGGTCGAATTAGGTCAAAGCATTGGGAGCGTCCAAAGTTCCCGCCACAACCAAAGAAGCACCCCCGTATCCCACAACTGAATCCAACATTGTTCCCCATACAGGGTTTTTGAATTTGAAGGTCAAACATCCGGAACAGCAGAAGAAGTAGGATGCGATGTCCGGTTCGTGGGAAGGTGTGTCGGCTTCGGATGCAGCGATTGCCAACGGGTTGTTCAAAGCCGATTTCATGCCTGTCCAAAGTTCTTCCCATTCTACAAAGTAAATGTCCACTGTGGTCGGCAACGTGACCCATCACCTCATGGTTCTTCGGGATCAGATCAAGGTCTATCATTGGCAGACCATGACCTATTCTCGTCACATTGCGACGAACGACTTGCTCACTAAGTTGGACGCCAATTTGGATCAGTTTGTTGAAATTATGATTGGGAAGTAGGGTCGCCCGAAGTTTGTCGGAAAGGCATCGTCGCTTCCCATTCGGAATTTTCAAGATACAGAAGCTCCGGAACTTCTGCGCCAAGCGATTGATTGGATGAATAACGATTTGCCGATTCAACTCAAGAAGATGGATACCGACCTCTTGAATATTCGGGATACGATTGTGGGGGATCTGAATCAGGTTCTCTACCTCTTTTCATTCAATAAATAAGAATCCAAGCTGTATCGTGATGCTAAAACTAACGAAAGTCATAAAAATCATCCCACAGATTTCGAATTAAATCCAATAACTCTTGCGTATCCCGATGCGCAGTAATCTCAACCTTGGAATGCGTGGTACACGGGCAGTATTCCAAGTGTTGCATATTTCGCCAAATTTCCTGCAGAATATCTGACTATTTCAGACATTCAATCTTCAACCAATGGGTCCCATCCCATTCATGGACGTAATGCATTCCCCACCCTTCCGGTAAGGTTTGAATTGCATCCTCCTGTAAGGCATTGTTCCATCCTGCAGGACAAGGAAACTTTGCAGAAGGAGCCCTTGTTTCAATCATCCGATCTCGGTTCGATTCAAACACAGCCCATGCCCTCTCCATTTATCTCTGTTTCGTGTGACTCTTAAAATTAGATTTTGGGGTTCATGTGATATCCAACCACATTGTCTGCATTCTCCGGATTGGACACACGGATCGCTGCATCATTGGGAAGCAACGGGAATTTGTCCGCACCGCCCTTCTTGGTCTTGCGAACACGACGGAGCGTCCGACGACGGATCCGGCGTTGCTTACGTGTACGAGGCTTTGCCATTTTCTATTGAGTACACAAATGATTTGGATCCTCCTCATTCTTGCAATCGCGATCATTGCTTTGTAGGGAACGCCTTGGGCTGAACACATGACCAATGCGGATGTGAAGGCAAAGACAGCTACATTGCAGAAGAAGCCGGAGACAGAAATGACACCTCCGAAGTCTACGCACAAGAAGTCCGATGACAAAGAAGCGATTCGGGGTCCGGGAGTTCCGCCGGTTGCGGATGGAGAACCCAAAGCAACCAAGAAACCGAGCAAAGTGGAACCTGCATCCGGAGTCTATCCTGATATCTACGGACCGGAACAGTCATTGGTTCCGGGTGGCAAGGATAGTCAACCCTCCGATATTCCCACACCGCCTTCCTTTTCGGCTGTGATGCCGAATACTCCCGATGTGCCTCGCCCCTTTCTGAATGACTTCTCAAAGATTTTAAATGAGAGTCCGGTGTAAGAGTAAATGTTTGGTCTTTCCAATGTCAGTGGATCGTGTTGGGTGAATGCATGTTTGCAATCCCTCTTTCGAATCCCTGCGGTTCAAGAACGCTATTCGAAACCGGTTGAATTTGTGAATGCTCTGGATGAGAACTTACATCGTTTGTGGGTTTCGAAAGGTAAAGATGGGTTGCGCGAATTCTTTGCTGCAGTTCGGACCGATCTTCTTCCCGCAGGGCAGAATATTGGAGACAGTCACGAACTCCTCGTCCATCTCTGCGATCAACTCCCTTGGCTGGATGCACTCTTCCGTTTCAAAGTCGGGTATTCCCTTGCATGCAAGCATTGTGAATATCGCGAAATCAAGGATGAATCCACACTTGAATTCACCGTTCATTCCCAGAAAGAACCAATCACCATCTCCCAATGCATTGTGGAAGCCACGCAACTTCAAGTGATTGAGGATTGGACCTGTGAGAAATGCAAACAGAAAGGATGTACGAAGCAGATGTTGATGGGATCCTTTCCCAAAACACTTCTCTTTCACAAAATTTCGACGGGAGGTTCTATGAATTAGGCAAGCACATTGGTCATCAATAAGCGGAAGTATCATCTCTTAAGTGTCGTTTGTTACAATGGATTTCACTGGTGGACATTTGCACGCAATTCGGATGAGAAGACATGGTACTTACTGAATGACGCGCAAGTGAAGGCACATGGTCAGGGTGAGTTCCCTGTTTCACCGTCCATGCGTGTGTTGATATATTCTTGTCATGAAGAGTAAGAATGTTGACATATCCTGTCATTTTAGCCATTAGTATCGTAGGTTTGTTGGTTGCATCCATTGTCGTGTTTGCAGTCACTGGCTCTCTGGGTGCAGTTCTGATTGTTCTTGCTTTGGCAGGGTTGATCTTTTACTTATTGAATTTGTTCGGAGTTCTGAAATTGAATATTACAAACCGTGGAATGGATATCAACTTCCAAGAGAAGGAGGTTCCTTCGCCTCACATGCAGATGAAGGCAATCATTCCTCGTCAACAACCTCGTCCCATCAAGGAAGAGGAAGTCTTCCATATTGCGGGGAACAATTACACCTACGAAGATGCGGGTGCTGTATGTGCGGCATAGGGTGCCGAGTTGGCGACGTAGGATCAAGTGAATGATGCCTTTGGTCGTGGAGCTGAGTGGTGTGAGTAGGGTTGGTCGCAAGGTGGTATGGCACTCTTTCCGACACAGTCTTCGACGTGGCAAACCCTGCAAGGAAATGCAAAGGAATCCGAGCGTGTGAAGTGTGGTCGTCCGGGTGTGAATGGAGGATAGTTCGATCCGAAGAACAAGTTTGGTGTGAACTGTTAGGGTGTCAAGCCTAAGAATCCGGGAACAATCTCTCTTCCCATTCCAGTGAGTGCAGGGAACCAATCCTTAATCAACAAGTACAAGAATATGCTTTCCCAGATGGTTGTGTACCCGTTCAATCGTAGCCAGTGGGATGAACCGTCTGTCGTTGGAAGTGCAATTTCAAATGTGAAGTCTTCGGGCAAAGATATTCACCAAATACTGTAAAGATGGATTAGGCGTTGAGTACTCCGATTATCAAGCCCAAGATGTAGATTCCGACGGAACCCACACCCGTTGCACTTCCCCAACACACTGGACAACAACGTCAAGAACATCGCGCGATGACATGGCTTCATCACAAACCGCAAAGCCATGCGATCTTTCCGATGCCGGCGCAATCCGGTCGGAAGTAAAGTGTCTTCCGAAAGATAAAGATGGCTGAACTTGCTTTACTTGTTGGGTTAGGAGCCGTCGGGTATCTCCTTGCCAAACAAGAACCTTCGCATTCTGTTCAAGAAACATTTGCATTAGCACCTCGCCCTACCACAACCCATGATGACGGAGTAGTTCATTCGGAGGCTCCGAAGGGACATTCCAATGAAGTTCCTTTCTTTGGAGCTCGTGTCACACAAAGTATGTACTCGGGTGCAACGAACCACATTCTCGATAACCACGCGGGTGCGGGGAAGGAATACTTCCAGAAGCGTGAAGTCAAATCCTTTGCGGATCTGAAGCCGGGTGTGGGTAACCCGTTCGGTGGACAGGATGAATCCGAATTCATGCAGAGTCGTATGGTCTCTTCCATGCGCATGAATAATACATTCCCGATTGATCAGGTTCAAGTGGGTCCGGGTGTCAACGATGGGTACACGAACATCCCGAAGGGTGGTTTCCAGCAGGAGGCGTTGCGTGACTATGCGCTTCCCAAGACAACCGATGAAACACGTGTGGCTTCCAAACCCAAGTTAACCTACGAACTTCAACCGACACCGGGTATGTCGAAGGTCACACAACCCGGTATCCAAGCCCAAGTCAACAAGAACAAGCCAGATCGGTTTGCAGTTCTCGGTATGGATCGTGTGAACACGGCGGTGGGTGCACAGGTTGCGGCTGCGATCTATCCGGAACAGCCGATGAAGGAACAGGCTCGTGAATCCACGTCGGTGTACTACATTTCTCCGGGCGGTGGACGGGAAGGGTTCTGGGCTCCGTAGGTCCGTGCTTTTACAGAGCCGTTTCAGGAGTTCATGCGTCTCACAGCAGAAGGTCGTCCGGGTCCTGCAGGAAATCAGGGAACCAGTGTTGCGATGGGTGTGGATTCCTATGCGGCGAAGAATGATAAGGATGATACCCGTTTGTCGGAAGCGGCTCGTTTCAATGCGCCGATGGTGAGCATGAATGCTTCGGCGGAAGCCTTGGGTTCGTACCGTTTCAATACACCTCTCCAGCAGGATATCAACATGGAGCGGAATTCTCCGGATCTCTTGAATGCTCACAAGTCGAATCCGTATACACAGAGCTTGAGTTCCATTTAAAAACGGATATAGTTTTCATCCAGGGTGATTTTAACTAAACAAATGCCTACCTATACGTGTGAACGTTGTACAAAAACATTCACACAGAAAGGTCATTATGTGCAACACCAGAAGCGTAAAACTCCATGTGGTCCTGAACCTCCTGTGATTGTAATTCCTGAAAAGACAGAATCTTATAAGGTCGTTGATCTATTTTCAGGAGCAGGTGGAATGACACAAGGTTTTGTGGATGCTGGATAGTCGATCCTCTTTGGAGTGGAACACGACACACATGCTGCGAAAACATAGTCTGCAAACTTCCCCCATCCTATGATTTGTGCAGATATTGCGAGTCTTGACGCAGATGAACTTAAAACAAAATAGGGTTCTGCAGATCTTGTTATTGGAGGTCCACCGTGCCAAGGATTTAGTATGGCAGGAAAACGTGATCAAAAAGATCCTCGAAATAGTTTGTTTATGGAATACTTACGATTTGTACGAGTCTTTGAACCCAACTATTTCGTAATGGAAAATGTTCCTGGTATTCTTACTATGAAGACTGCTTCGGGTGAACTTGTAAAGGATATTCTGGTGTCTGAGGTGAAGAAATTAGGTTACTCTCTGAAATGGGAAAAACTATATGCACCGGATTACGGGGTTCCGCAGAAACGTAGACGCGTTATCTTTCTCGGTTGGAAAGATGGTGTTTCAGAACCCTTTCACCCTGTACCCACATATACCAAAGATAATTATATCCCAGTATCCACAATTCTTCATTCACGCGAAGAAGTGGATTCAAAATAGTACCATAGTCAAAAAATGATTGATGGTTTCTACAAACGTCTCGAGAAAAACCGTGAATCAGGAAAAGGATTTGGGGCTCAATTTCTCGTATTAACACAACCTTGTTATACGATCTCTGCAAGATAGTACAAAGATGGTTGTGATGCTCTTGTGAGATATTCACAGAATGAAATTCGAAAGCTTACAGAAAAAGAGGCTTCTCGTGTACAAACATTCCCAGAATCATTTGTATTCCCTGTTTCAAGTATTCAAACATACAAGCAAATTGGAAACGCAGTTCCGTGTTTACTCGCTCGTTGTATCGCGACTCGTCTTCTGGAAGTTCTTCATGTGTGAAAGGTAATGATCATATGTCCACGTATGATCCGTAATCATAGCACGAGGATATACAAGAACACAATTGTAACCAGTCACACTCTCAATTTGTTGTTTTGTAGGAGTTTCGCGAGTCATTAGAATAAGTTTTTTGCATTTTCCAATACTATCTAAATCCTGTCGATACCGTTCACGAAGTGTTGTTTTGATTGACACAACATATGAGTTATTCAGTGTATTCTCTGCTTTGGATTGAATAATCAAATCGTGTTTATGTACACTTTGTTTCGGTTTCTTTTCAAATAGATTTCCCTCTTTATCACCCCAAACTTGAGATTTAAATTCAATCGCATGATCTTTATGAATCTTTTCAATCGCTTTCTCAAATGAATTTCCAGTGAATGCTTTACGTGTTTGCGCGCACGACATTGCAAGGTTATAAATATGTTTCTTTCCTTTTTTATCACAATGTTGAGAATACCAAATTTCACGGAATGCATCGAATGTCCTTCCTTTTGATTCAAATTGATCTATAATATCAATCATAGTTTCATAGGCTCGCTTAAGTTCTTTTTCTTGATACTCCTTCCATACTTCTTCCGTTGCTTCTACAATCGTTGTATCCATAGGGTATAATGATTTAGAACTTTCATATAAAGAATCCATTTTGTAAAATGGACCTCCTGCGTGAACACTTAATGTACAAGGATGTACCGACTCATATTTGTATGGCAAAATTGAACCGTCACGAGCAATAGGAAATTCTACGGCTCGTAATGGCAACTCGTACGAAAAATGTTACCATTTGTGAAGAAGGGATTGTCAATGATTACCTACGGAATGTGCGCAACCGCTTGGCGATGGAAGGCAAACGATGCTGTTGACGGTAGGTCTTGAGGCGTCGACTTCCACCGAACGTGGTGCTCAAAATATTATTAAAACGTCTCAAAGGATGAACTGAAGTTCCCGTATACTTATAAATTTCTCCGGCCATAAACCGATCTTTAAATTGGGGCATAATCTCATCTTTATTATTTGTTTGATAAGGTACTGTATTTGAAGATAAAGAATCAAAGTAATAATATGTGTTTGTGGATGGTTCATAACGAAGAGATACCCAATGAGATGCACCTAAGTTTACAATCCCATAGTTATAATCATTTTTTCCAAAATCAGAAAGAAATAGATTGTTGGATGAACCGGAATAGTGCTCAATGTTTTGTTCGTATCCAATTAAGTCCAAAGCTGCTGTAAGTAATGTTGTATTATAATATTCATTATCACGACATTCAAAAAAGTCTTGGTCTGGAAAGTACTTCTTTTGTTCAACCGTCAATTGATTACATAATTGATAGAGATTCACAGGACCAGATGGCAATACTGTAAGATCAATTGGAGTTGTATTTGCTTTATCAAATACGAACATTTCCTTCCCGACCATATTATTCAGTGCATGACGTCCGCACGATAAAAGCTTGTTTTGACGTTCAAAGAATATACTCACCGGTGTCGGAATTGGAATACCTTTCAACCGTAAGCATTCATCAACTTCATCTTTTGTAAGATCCAGAGATGGATCCTCCCACAATTCCTTATATTCATCGTATGTTAAGGAACTTTTACCGTTGAGTGAATATTTCACCATACGTTCGCATTTCTTACTTACGGGTGGAGGAGGCGGAGGTGGTGTCGGAATTGGAATACCTTTCAACCGTAAGCATTCATCAACTTCATCTTTTGTAAGGTCCAGAGATGGATCCTCCCACAATTCCTTATATTCATCGTATGTTAAGGAACTCTTACCTTTGAGTGAATATTTCACCATATTTTCGCATTTCTTACTTACGGGTGGAGGAGGAGGTCCAGGGGGAGGCGGAGGAGGCGGTCCAGGCGTTCTCAATTCTTCAAATAATTCCTTTAACTTCTCGGCAGCTTCCCTTGCTTTTGCATCATCCGTTCCACGTAGAGAACTCAAAATATCCTTAAGATAGTTCCAAAAGTTACGAATTCCACCTGAAAGCCCAGCGATAATACCTCCAATTCCTTTCAGAGTTAGAACTACACCCGTTCCAGTCAAAACAACAGGAATGATGATGGGATACAACAAAATAAACAGATCTTGTGTGTGACCTGTGAAAAACAATACAACCTTTTCTTTGGTGAAACGTGTTGCGGTGGTTGCAGCTCGAGGAATAATATTCCGAAAGAGATTGGAAACACTGACTGGAATTGTCTGAACAACGTTGAAATCCTTTAACACGGACTTGAATTTATCGAGATTTTCTTTGGCTTTTTGGATCGCATCTGCACGATCTTTTTGTTTTTTGGTAAACTCAACATAGAGCCCATCAAATATTTTTTTCAGTTCCTCTATTGTATCGTTGAATTCTTCCTGCAGATCTGAGGGCAATTCACTGTAATATTTGAGCGCTTCTTCCCATTGTTTCTTCGCTTTCCCATACCCATTTGTAATGCTTTCCATGGATTTGATTTGCAGTTTCAGTTGACTTGCAATTCCATAAATCGCATCGTACAACGTACTCCGATTGGAGACATCAATTACAGTTTTTAAGTTATCAAATATACGAGCCCCTTCTTCGGCAGCAGATGTAAACTCATTTTCATTCCGTTGAATGCCTTCCAATGTGTATTTGAGTTTATTCAATAGCTTCGCCTGTTTTTGGATTAAATTGAAAGGACGATACCAATCAGTTACCTTCTTTGCGACTGTCTTAAATGCATCGCCGACTACCTTAATTGTCTTCCATACAACACCTGGAGTCTTGGTTTGATCCTCAAAATCTTTCTTGATAATTTTGATCTCATTTGCAGTTAAGATCATGCTGGGTTTGAAAAAGTAGTCTTGGAAGATAGGGTAGTAGTAAATACCACGATTATTCGGGTCTGTAGTAGGCTCTCGTACCGCAAGAACTGTAATTGCATCGTTATTTTCATATTTTGGATTTGGTTCATACTCAACATCAAGTACATTCGGGTTTGCAGGATCCGATGAAACAACTTTGAAGGTTTCATCGTAAAGATTTGTACTCTGATCTAACACCACTTGGACAGCCAACACATTTAGTTCAAGATATTTGAGTAAAAACTTGAAATCACCATCTGCAATTGGCTGTGTGTCATCGGCAACCCGTTTCCGATCTTCTTCCTTTAATACCGGAATGGACGAAGCCATATATTGCTTGCGGAATTGCCGTGCAACTGATTCTTGACGAGACAATGGAAGTTGACGGAATTCTTTGGAAATCGCGAGTAATATTGTAATCAATGAAGCCTGATTCGGATCGCGGATCACAACTCGCTTCCAAGTATTAATACGTCCCTTTTCAAATAAGGTAGGATTTGAGTCGGTTAATAATTGAGTCTTATTGCTGAAATAGGCACCTCCTGTGAATCGAGCATTATTACGAATCCATTCTTCAATATCTTTGCGACGGGCGGCAGCATTCCCAGTCACATCCATCTCCGGATTCTCTTCCGAAAAAGCCGCACTCTACAAATCAATTTTCGGTTTCAAAAGTTCAAGTATGGCTGTAATTTCAACATTTTTATCTTTGAGTTGCTTGAGCATTTCAGCTAATTGGCGTTGACGAACGGCTGTTTCCTGTTCTTGTAACCGTTGCTCAGCACTGGCTATAAAACTTGCATATTTGACTTCATAGTCCTTTTGATCGGATAACACAGGCGCTAACCGTTTGCGAATTTCATTTTCATTACGTTTGGCACTTGTTTTCGCAAGTGCATCCGCATCTCTCTTCGTCTTATCAGCAAGTTCCTTTTCGTTCAGTGTTTTCTCTGAAAAGGCTTGAATAATATTCGCTTGACGGTTTATTGATGTATATTTTGTACTTTGTTGGAATGAATTGATATCATCAGCTACACCCAGATCGATTAAACGTTTCAATTCATTGTCATAGAATTCTTTTGCAGTATAGACTTGCTTTGTGATCTTCTCTTGATCCGCCTTTGGTAACTTTGTATACAATTCTTCTAATTCCTTCCAGCCTTCTGCAATTGTATCTTGTAAATCTTCAATCTCTTGGGCTTTTGTGACTTGTTCATCGATTGTTGTCGGGATTGAACTCTTCTTTGTAACCAACTCATTCATATTTCCTTCAATTTGGGCAACTTTCTTATTCCATTCATCACGGGTCTTGGTTGGTGCAGTTGTAGTGGGTGGAGGTGCAGATGTAGCAGCAGGATCAATCGTTGTAGGATATACTTCTAATTCATCTTCTGTTTTGAAGATTGTGTCTTTGTCTTTCTTTTTCTTGATTTCAAACTCAATCTTATTGTCTTTTGTAGTTTTCGCTCGTACAACTTTGTATTTTGTTGGGTTTGGACCTGTCTCTGACTTCAATTTTACAAAATCACCGGTCTTAAATGTTGTTGGGTAAAAATCAATCTGTGTTTGACTTACTTTTTCGGTAGTTGAAGGTTTTATTAAAGTTTCAATTGTATAACCATCTTTTTCAACTGCTTTTACTTTCCATTGGACAGGAGGTGACGCTGTATCATCTGTTTTCTTCACTAAAGTCCATAGAATAAAATCGGCTCCTCCTGTTTTTGCAGAGGGATTGGAAACCCCGAATAATCCCTGCAATCCTTGGAGTTCTGAATACAGATTGTTTCCAAGATTGCGAACAATGATGTACAACCCAGTTTTGGGGTCGGTTAGCTGTTCGTATTTCAAATTTGATTTAAATCCAAAACGGCGAGGAATGTCTTCACTGAACTTTGTGCCGTATGTCTTTCCAACCGGAGCTTCCAACTCACGCAAGGCAGCCTGCTTTGCAGAAAGAGCCTCATTGAGAGCCTTCTTGGTAATTTCTTGGCGTTGCTTGATATCCTCTGGAATGTTATCTTCCGGGTTGAGAGTTCCCTTCTCCTTCTCTAAGGAACGAGCGACTTCCTACTGATATGACGCATCTTGATAATTTGTAAGAGCTGCATCATAGGCAGCCGAAGCTTGTGCATATTTCTTGGAACGGGCTTCCAAATCCGAAGGAATCGCAATCCCCTGTTCTTTCGGAAGTTGACCAAACCATCCACGACCCGATTCAATTTCAATCCGCTTCAAAATTTCAGCCCGTTCGGTTGCTAACGTCTTAATTTCCTTTTCTAATTTTTCGACTTCCTCTTTCTTCAACTTTAATTTGTTGGAAACAAACTGCCCTTGTTCGGTACGACTTGTTGCAGCCTATTCATCGGCTTTGTCTTGTTTGCGCAACTTTTCGGCTTCTTTCTCTGCAATTGCCCTATTTTTTGCTGTGATTTTGTCTTTTAATGATTCCATCTGCTTCTCAACTTCAGGCGTAATTTCAGTTGCTTCTGCAAATTTATCACGTTGTTCAGCACGAAATGCCTTGGTTTGATCATCACCACGCATCTCTTGCTTCACCTGTTTCTCACCTTTGTTCTTCCATTTATCATCCCCCTTCTCCTCCTTCTAACGTTCACTGATCTACTTATCGACTTCTTCATTCACCTTTTGCTCGTTCGACTTCGGTCGTGTAAGAGAGTTCAGTCGTTCTTGATAGAGTTTCTTCTCGGCAAGTAATGTCTCAATCTCACCTTTTACGACACCCAATTCGCTCGTTGCAGTTGCATACCGGATCTACAGTTCATCTTGTTCCTTTTTGGCTTTGTTAAGTTCCTACTGCTTTAATGCATAGGTCTTGTTCTTCTCCTGAAAGGCAATCTACAATTGCTTGAGGGTCATTGCCTTCACATCGAGTGTCGGAATGGATCCCTTGGTCATCGCAGCGGGAGCCGGTCCTCCCTGCTGATACTCCGGTGTCCAAGGAGGCATACCAATTTGCTATCCTCCTTTCTGGCGTAAGACCTCCAATGCTTTCTCGGTGAAATCGCCAAACTTCTTTGCATCATCACCTTCGGCATATGCCTTCATCTGTGTGAACTTGAGATAGATCAGCTTCATGATCTGCACAAGAGCATTCGGCATGGAACCCTTCGAGGTCTATGCTAACTTGAACCGACGGTTCACCCCCGATACCGTATCTGCAATCATCTGCCAGTCCGTCACCGGAGTCTTCAGGAAATCCACAATCGCACTCACCTGCTCTTCATCGGGAACTAACTGACGAAGACGACGATAGATCTCACGACCTCCACCCGTCATGACCTCGGGAGGGGCAGGGTTCTCATCCAGAGGCAGAGACTCCACACCCACGTCGGGAGGTGTGAACCCCGACGGGACTTCTTGAGTAAGGTCACCTGCAATGGGTTGGGCGATTGGGTCAAGTTTATTGCCTATTGTCAACCCCGCGGCACCGGCTGCCATGCCGAGACCGAGGGTCAAACCATAGATCGTGGCAAGAGAGGACATAGAAACTTGTTGTTTTTAGACACAGATGTTTCATTTGGTCGAAGATACGTTGAATCGAGTCGAAAACAATTTAATCGAATCCCGCATGATACGAGATTCATGGTTTTCGCTATGGTTTAACGTGATTTTGTTGGTCACGGTCGTTGGAGGATTTGGGTATTTCTTGTAGTCCAGTTAGGGTACACAACCGCAACCCGAACTGCAGGAGATCCCGTTCAAACCCGTTCCGTGGATGAATGCCGTTCGAAATGTTCGCAGTACAGAATATGGACAACTTCCTCAAACTGAAATTGGAGGTGACATATCGGGATATGCCGATCGATCAAGCGCGTACACGTTTTGAAGAACTCAAACAACAAACTTCCGTGGCTGTTGTGGAAGCTGCGAAAAAGCCTCGTAAATTAAAGAAATGAGCGCATCCCGCTTCACAGCCCAACGTCGGGCTCATGCAGAAGGATCGTTAAACAAAGTCCAGAATTCGAACACAATTCTAACCCCGCAATCACCCTATCGAGGTGTTTTGGGTTGTGGTCCTCGCAATTTTACACAGATTGTCTATTACAAACCTCGATGCAGTGGTCCTCATTTTGTATGCCCTACACAGCCGATTCCATTCGTTCCTGAACCATCGCCGGAGTTTATTTTTGTAGTATCGGGTTCCGTATAGACAGGGACTGAATTGGTTTCATACACTTCCATTCACATGTATGTGAACGAACTCGGGGATGTGATCTATGATTAGTAGAATGGCGGTGTCGTCGTGTAGAGTACAGAACCCCCTACTGTAGAAATTGTCTTTGTACAATCCGGTTCTGTTGTCGATGGCGATACCGTGTACGCATACACTTCCATTCACATCCACGTCAATGAATTTGGCAATATGATCTATGAGTAGTTGAATGGCGATGTCATCGTGTAGAGTACATCTTTATTTCCCGAGATAACACTTCCTCCATCCGAAATCATTTTTATGGAATCGGGATCCATCGTGGACGGAGACACGGTTTATTCATAGGATTCCATCCGTATGATCGTAAGTGAGATCGGTGATGTCGTTTTGAATTAGTAGAGCGGTTCAACACTCATATTTTCTACAATCGTCTAAATAAATGGCTTCGTCCTATACTTTCCAATCATCGGGTACAGTGGTTGGAAATGTATACAATTCAGTTGTGATGGCTCCCAGCCCGAATGGATCCATTCTGCTGTAGTAGAAACAGGATAATGCAACCGTGTAGACACGCTTCTTAAAGGTAACATCATTAGTCCTTTCTGCAAACACAGAAACACGTACTTTATCTTGGACCGATGTAGGAGCTGCGAGTTAGGACTTGAATGTATTCAACGGAGACAATCTGATTGGAACACAAACAATCGATGATACATCCTATGTTGTTCCATCAGAATCACCTTTTGTTGATTTGTCTTTTACTGTAAGTTGTGTTGTGAACGGTGAAACTCTTCCGAATTCCAACCGTATCACAATCCCTGCAGCAACACCTTCGATTGTGTTTCAGACTACACAGAGTTTCCAAACCAATGAGCAAACCGCACCGATCAATCCATCAACCTATACAATTGAAAACTTACTTACTTACGTGAATGGTCTTTTTACATCCAGTGTGTTTTCCTTCGATGGAACGTAGGTTACATTCACACCGAATGGACAGAGTCTTCCGCCCAATCTGACAACCGCTGTCTTTCTTGAACATCTTGGATTTGATATGCAAAACTCGCAAGTATCATTCGGTGTTTCTCTTACAGAACCGATTCAAGCATCGAATCCAATTGCATTGATTCAAGGCAATACACCGCAGGCTCCCAGCCAACCTACCGATCTTGCCTTCAGTGATATTACAACAACGACTGCAACTTTGACTGTGAACGTACCCCAATTTGAAGATTTATTGAATGTAGCCGTTGTTCAGTTGGTCGATGGAAATTAGGTATCATTTGCAGGTGGAATTCAGAATCCGGATAATAACTCCGTCACAATTCCGTTGACTGGCTTAACGGCGGATACAGAGTAGACTCTTGCTGTAGTAAGCTCAACTCGTTAGGATCTTTCTCCGATTAGTGAATCGGTTACCTTCACGACTCTTACGGAAGAAGTTTCTCCACCTGTGCCAACCCAACTTGGATTCATACCCACTCCTGTTCGAACACCTCGTTTGGAATGGACGTAGTCCGGAGGTAATGTCGATTCGTTTGATGTGAATGTGTAGGAACAGGGAATTCTTACGCATACCTATTCGACTGGACGGGGATTCCCTTTCTACCATGACTTCTCCGCAGATCAACTTACAATGGGGTCCACGTAGAGCGTCAGTGTGGGTCTTGGAAAAATCGAATCCAATCAACTTGAAATTACAATCCCAACTACAGTCACGGTTCCAACCGTTTCGGTTGATTCGGTTACCACGAACTCGATGGTCATTGTGTGTACGGATACCAATGATAACTCGGGTTTGGGAGAAACCACATTTGATATTTCAATTGATCCGGGTAATCAAGATGGTGTCATTGGATTCACAAATGTTGCATCGCCCTATACTCTCACTGGATTAAGCCCCAACACACAATAGACCCTTTCGGCAACCGCTCGTTTTGTTTCGGGAGGAGCTCGTATAACAGAGTCTTCCAACACAATTACAGCGACTACTTCATCCATTCCACCTCCCGTAATTGCTACGGATCTGGTCTTTACTTCGACACCGATTCGTACACCCAAATTAGAATGGTCTTAGAGTGGTGAACAGTTGGATTCTTTCACAGTCAACGTGTAGAATGACAGTGGTACACTCCTTCAAGCCTTCAATACATCGCAAGGATTCCCCTTCTTCAATTTCCCTGCAGATGAACTTCAAGTAGGTGTATCTTATTTATTAAGTGTTGTGGTGCCAACTGGAGAATCGGAACAGTTGCCGGTTACCATTCCCAACACGTTCTCATTACCGATCGTTTCGGTTGATTCGGTCACCACTGATTCGTTAAATCTCGTATTTACGGATACGAATGACGGATCCGGAAATGGAAACACACAATTTGACTTGACGATCTTTCCTGCAAACCAAAATGAAGATACTGTCTTTTCGGATCTTACATCACCCTATACACTTACAAATTTGGTTCCGGAAACTGCATAGACTCTGTCTGTGGTTGCCAAGTTTACATCCGGTGGACCGCAAACAACAAGTTCTTCAAATTCAGTGACTGGAACCACCAGCCTACCTCCTCCTCTCATTTCCGATACTTGGACATTCAATGATGCTCAAGGAATAATTCCTGCCGGCGAATGCACCCTCGTACCCAATCTTCCTACTTTGGAAGATTTGTATATTTTCAATGGAAGCTATCTATCGTCCTCCAACACAACTTAGAATGGAGATTTGTTTGCAAATGATTCTTTGGTTGGAAAATAGGTCACACTTACAAACGGTTCAAGCTATTCGTAGAAATATTTAGTTACAAACTCATCTACATCTGAAAGTGATTTCTTGATTGGATTTCAGTAGAATTCGGGGGGCAATGCAACTCTTCGCAGTAGTTTGATCGGTACACAAGTAACTCTTGAAGTCACAGACTCTTGAAATTGATTTTCAACAAACAAGCCAACCAATACAAAAATGAGTCGGGCTCCCATTGTAATTCTTGTCGGTGGTTCGGGTACAGGAAAGACCCAATTCTTTCGTGAGTTCACACATTCCTACTATTCTTTCCCTACGACACGAACGTAGGGTGCACCTTCCCATACTGGAATGTTGCTCGTGGATACACCCGGAATTCCTGAACATCGCAATTCCGATGAATAGTCTTGGGATGAACCTGGAATCTTTGCCATCGCTGATTTAATTGTGAATTTTGGAAACTGGGAAGAAAGTGAAATTGCAGGAACGTCCCGTGGAATTCGAATTCTTCATCATGAAGGCAATGCTCAAGTCACTATGAATCGGATTCTCCATACTTTACAAGGATGATCTCTCTTCCGTACTTATTTGGGGGGTTTCTTGCAGGATTGGTTGTTACTACGATTGTGCTTCCTCCCATTCGGAATAAGCCTCAAGTTCCGGTACCGAATGATACCCGTGTATTTCATACGGAAACTGGTTGTGTTCGTGTGGTGGCAACCGAGGTTCCCTGTGATGGAAACGAAGTCGCACTCAATTTCGTCGCTCAACACAAATGAACCTCTCATTGGTTCTTCATCAACCGCGCGCCGTTGCGTTCTTCTCGTTCGTGATTGGATTGGGTCTTGCGGTTGTAATGTTTCATCGGACTCCCAAGACATAGACCTCACTTGCACTTCCTTCCTCAGAAATTGAAGGAAAGGTCATTCGAGCCGAAGGGAAGTGTTAGACCTATCGCGTGGAGGATGCAGTCTGTGAAATCTCTCCCACCAAATAAAATGGCTGACGACGCGACCGATTTGAGCTCTCTTCTTGGAAACCCCCCGGTTCAGCAGTTTGCTCCCATGGTAACAGGAGGTGGTGATCCTTTTATCGCTCCGGTTTCCGCCCCGAAGCAAGCTGCAACGATGCAGAATAATGTCCATATGTTCAACACGATCCGCTATTCGATTCGTTCGCTCTCGCTTTATCTTGCCTTTGCCCTCGCAGCCGCGGTCGTGTCTCTTTCGACACCCCGTACACTCATCCTCCAGTAGATCCCCAACACATACACATCGGGCGGTGTCGTTTCCTATACAGGTGCTGCGGTGTTAGGTTTAGCTGCTACGGTCATTGCGTAGATAATTGGAACGCTCTTTCACTCGATTTTGTAAAATGTGGAACATGACTCGGAAACCGTCCCTCGGATAGAACCGTGATCCACCTGTTTATTTGCATCCATCCATTCTTGTGGGAGCCGGTGAAATGCTCACTCCCACGTTTGCGATTCAACACGAGATTACCCACGTCATTAACTGTGCCTATGAGGAAGATTCGCCGTCTTGGTTTCGCACCCAATATCCCTCGAAATAGTACTGTCTCAATGCCCATGATGGATTGGAACATACCATTACCAATTGGTATCCCTTCTTTCGTATGAAACTCCATCGATTCTTGCAGGATCCGAATTGCAAGACAGTCTTTGTCCATTGTCAATGTGGAATCAATCGAAGCATGTTTCTTGCTTTGATTTAGGTCTGTCTTCAATTTGGTTAGGATCTGAAGCATACAGTACGTACGATTCTGTCCCAACGTCCATGCTGTCTTTCGAATTCAGCCTATCAAATCCAAGCTGAAACGTTTGTAAAAAATGCCCATAAGAAAGACAATGGCGTCCCTTGGGCTCAACTCTCTCTGGTCTGATCTTTCCAAAGCCGAAGGAGATATTTCTTCCGTGTCTACGAATGTGATGGGACCTTCCTACAGTTAGGTCCAGAATATCCCCAGTTTAAGTTCGCAGGGTGTAGGGTCGGATGGAAGTTTTGGACAGGTTTGGACGAATACCCAAGCTGCCATGAATTAGGTGAAGTAGATGATTTCGGGACCTGCATTAGGAAACCAGTTTTTTGTGAATACAGGAGGTGTCTGCACAGCACCGGATGGTTCAACTCAACCTCGTCATAATTGGGTGAGTAACTTATCCGATGGATCCAAGGTAGCCGAGTTTTTGCCTTCCACGATTGCACAGGATGTTGGTTTCTTGACCTCCGACTTGAACGGCTTAATTCCGGGTGTCATTAATGATATTGAAAGTGGATTGGATGTATCGACGATGTACAGTGCATTAACATTGCCTTCCCAACCGCCTTGTCAATGCTATCAATGCCCCGTAACAGATGGTGGAGCCAATACATTCTTTATGACACCTGCATTGGCTTCCGACTTTGATCCGAATCAATGTCAAGTAGTGGATCCTTCCATGTGTACAGGATCCGCCGAAGGGTTTACGAATGGTCCAACCCTATCTGCTATTCCCACATTGCTTGCGTTCGGTGGATTGATTGTTTTGAAACTACTTTAAGGAGGGATCGGAAAAGGAACAATACATGGGCGATAGTTTATTTCGTTTGAAGAAGACTCGGGATCATCCATCCAAACAACGTGCACAGGAGGTTGTGATCGGTACACTTGACTCCGTTCACCAAAATGTAGTCACATCGATGAAGACGCAAACTTCCAATAAGGAAGGATGGATCTCTGAATTGGAGACCATTGATTCCCAGATTACAGAGTTGGAATCGTCTCGTGAGTTAGGGAATATTTTGCATGTCTCTCGTCTTCAAGAACAGAAGCGAGATTTAGAAAAGAAGATTCAAGAAGAAGATCCCCTGCATGGATACTTTTTGAAGAATGCAGATCTGATGTTAAATTAGTATTCCCATGCCGATCGGACGCAAGCCATTCAAACAATGCCGTCCGACTCGAACACCTTCTTGAAGTATCTGATTCCTACAGCTCCCAAGGAAGATTCAGGTCCGTCCAAAAAGCAGTTGTTTGAGGAATATGCGCAACGGATGAAGTTGCAAACTGAGATTTCTGAGCAGATGGATCATTCGGCAGAACATTGTTCCACGTGCAATACAGCTCGTGAAGAGGTCGCCGCAGAGGGTATGTTAGTGTGTCCCAAGTGTGGATCGGAAACGTATATGATGGTGGTTTCTGACTTTCCGAGTTTCCGTGATCCTCCGAAGGAACGAAACAATTATGCATACAAAAAGATCAATCACTTGAATGAAATTTTGAATCAGTTCCAAGCCAAGGAATCCACTGTCATTCCGGAAGAAGTCATGAGTGAAGTGATTTGTGAAATTAAGAAACGTCGAATTCAGAATGTCGCTGCATTAACGGAGCAGGATATCCGAGAAATATTGAAGAAGTTGAATCGCAGCAAGTAGTATGAACATTCTGCCCACATCCTCTCACGACTCAATGGAAACCCACCTCCGACAATTACCCCTGAAATTGAAGAAAAAATCCGTGCGATGTTTCAGGAGATTCAGGCACCGTTCTTATTGTATTGTCCCGATGATCGGACCAACTTTCTTTCGTATTCGTACATTCTGTACAAGTTCTTTGAACTTCTGGAACTGGACGAATACAAAGCGTACTTCACATTACTCAAATCACGGGATCGTTTGATCGAGCATGATTTGATCTGGAAAAAGATTTGTGAGTACTTGAATTGGGAGTAGATATCGAGTGTTTAAAACCATCTACGTTTTGCAGATTCCAGTTCTTGAATTCTCTGACGAGAGTGTTCAAGTTCTTTTTTGAGTTGAGTATTTTGAAATTTCTCTTCCAGATATTGATTATTTACATGGGTATATTCTGTTGAAGCGTAGTGATACTATGCAAGAATTGGAATAACAACAATACTTGCATAAGTAATTTTGCGTAAGAGAACCATTGAAATTATAGGTTGAATATTACATGGCATACGAAGACCCTTGTATACCAAAAAAGTATATTTTCTTCAATCCAGCTCATTCCCATGGACGTCTGTGCTTGCAAAGCAATCCTGAACCCAATGGCTTGTTCGTCCACACCGGAAACAGGCTCCCGATGGCTGTTTCAGAATTTTTTGAAAGACTTTATTTATGTTTGGTTCACTGGGTCGGAATATCGGTTCCCATGAAATGAGTAGAGTAGTTCCCATTGGACGATCGTCAATCTTCGAGTCCGGAAAGAGTTTCTGAAGTCGAGACTTGATTTCACTGATGTTCTCGGAAGGTTGAATCATACATGATGTACGCCCTTCTTTTGCAGAGTTGATAATTTGATTCTACTATTCAGTTACGAGTTTATGAATCTTTTCTTCACGAATTCGAACATTTTCTTCATGAAACATGTGTCGCATTAAATCCGCACGAGTGAGTGGTTTCAATTCTTCCATCGTTTTTCATTTCTACTCCCAGTTACTTGTAAAATCCATTTTCGAACCTATAAGGTAATGGAGACGATTCCATATCGGAATACAAAATTACATGTCTTAACTATACCGAAAGGAACGCTTTTGTTTCGGTTGGTGAAGAATCCTGAAGATGATGTGAGGGGCATTCCAACGGGAACCAATGATGAACGTTGTATTGTTCCCAATCATAATGTCTATTTTCATCCCAATCCTTTCATGGGAAAGTTGTCTTTGATCGTTGAATCGAAAGATGTGGAAGAAGTGAAAGTGTACAAAACAACTCGTAATTTGAAGGTGATTCTGTTAATCAATCCATCCAAATACTCACGCAGTGATCGGACCAAGAAACGTTTCTTCTTAAAGTCCTGTGCAAAAACACCGAAAGGATGTTTACCCCGGGTTCAAGACCATTTTAATAATTGCTTTAGCGATAGTATTCTTGAAAAGCATCCTGAGATTGTGGGACATATGTCCATTTCCTACACCGATGTTAAAAATCTAAAATGGGCACTTGGAAGACGAAAGACAGTTCGGAATAAGATTGGAAAATACATCCATGATGCAGTCGATTCTCGTGGAATTACCGGACCCCCTGAAATGATTTTACATCCGTTGTCCAAACGTCCATCCAAACCGATTCTTGTGCATCCCCAAGATACTTTAGAGAACAATTACACGTTAATCCAAACATTCAGCACTCAAAATTGGGGTCCTGCTTATGAGTTTATGAAAAAACATGCAGTCTATAATCCGGATACCTACTTCTTCAAGTACAAGTAAAAAGTTCCCATTTGGGAATTCAACGAACCTTAATCTGCATATTCTTGCGAGAATCCTACTCTGCAATCAGCTCAGCAGCCTGTTCAGGGTTTGCACGAATCTTATCCAGATACATCTTCTGCCAGCATACCTACTAATCCTCATCCTCATCATCCTACTTCAAATACGGAAGTGCATCCTCAGGAATGCGGAGCTTCTTCTCCACAAGATGAGCCCAAGAAGGATCAATGATCCGTTGAGGAAATTGCTAATTTGCATCATTCAGAAATTGGCGAATCCTCTGGTCTTCCGACATTTCAATCAAGTTGTCCTAAATAACTGTGATAAACTTGACCATTTTTAACTATACGATCACCATCCATAACGGTGTTCAAATCCATTTTTACGAATCTCTTTGGGAATTGCGTAGAACATCCAACATTTCTGAATGACACGACGATTCTTGGGTGGCATTGTCATTTCATCCAAGACCCAATTCATCATCGAGAACCACGGATTCCCTGCTAAATCACGAAACCTTGCAATACGTGCTTCCATTATTTCATTCTTTCAAAATGGATGACACAATCTGTTTTGAAAGAAGACGTACCATGAACATCTTTGTTCTCTCACTCAATCCTCGAATCGCAGCCGAACTTCATTGTGACAAGCATGTTGTCAAAATGATTCTGGAAACTGCACAACTCTTATACTCGGTCCATTGGCTTACGAATCCCGATGTTCTACCCGACAATGCATACAAGAAGACCCACGTCAATCATCCGTGTGCGGTCTGGGCACGGGACAATGCAGAGAATTATCGTTGGCTGTGTGCGCTGGGATACTATCTCTGCAAGGAATACACCTTTCGTTAGGGAAAGATTCACAAGACGGAAGCCCACATTCGGTGGCTCATTGTGAATCCTCCGTCGCTTCCCAAACAAACACGTACACCCTTTGCTCAAGCGATGCCTGACGAATACAAACATTCGGATGCAGTGACAGCCTATCAGACGTTCTATACAGAAAACAAAATGAAACTTCGTGGAATTGTACGCTACACACGACGGATGCAACCCGACTTTCTGAAGATTTAAACCTATTTTTATTACAAATGTTATTGACTACGACCACAACCTTTGATACAAGTCAATAGGAGGTCATCGGAATTGTGGATGGTTTAGTTACACGTTCCATTTCGGACTTTCGTCAGTTTTTTGCGTCGTTGACGGGAATCTTTGGTGGAAAGAATGATTTGCTCAACACAAAGTTCTTGCAAGCCCGTGATCAAGCGTTAGAGCAGTTAGTAAAGAAGGCTTCCAATATGGGTGCGGACATGGTCGTTGGAGTTTCCTTATCTACGGATGCGGTTGTGGTTGGAGGTCAAGAGTTTATCACATAGGGTGCATTGGGAACAGCGCTTCGTCGTCGGGGTGAAAAGTCCTTCTCTGCAGGCAAGCGTAAGACATTCCGTGCAAAACGGATTTAAGTTTGTGAAATAAATCAATTTGTATAGCTTAAAATGCCGAAGAATATCAGCGGTGGTAGCAAGCACAAGAGCCAGAGTTCGGCTCCTCATCCCAAGGCGGTCAAGAATGCCCGTCTTGTGGATGCATGGATTACCGATCTCAAGGACAAGTTCCCCGAGGGAACCATGATTGGACGCACAACAAAGCGTCTCGGCAATGGACGATTTGAGATCTTTGCTCAGGACTATCAGAAGAAGATTCATCCGGCTCTTCAGGCTTCTCTTGTGGGAGGCATGAAGGGACGTGGAAAGGGTTCGGTTATGGTGGGCATTGGCTCATTGGTTCTGATCTCGGTCACGGGACTCGCAGGAGTTCCTCATGAGATCTTTGCGATCCTTGAGAAGGATCACATTCTGCGGATTAAGTACACCGGTTTGGACGAGCGCCTCTTTGAGGAGGCTACAGAGACAACGGAAGGTGGTTTCGAGTTTGAGGATTCTGAGATTTCGGAAGATGACATTGATGCAATTTAAGGGGTGGAAGACCTCTTTTTCATTCGGATCTTCCGCATGCAATCATGACGAATACCGTCGAGCTTCTTCATTCGTTCCTAAATTCGTGTTTTTTCCGGCTCAGGGCTGGATGATAACTTCGCTTGAAGTTCATCAAACTCTGCATTGGCAGCGTAGGCTTCGGCTTCCATTTGTTTGCTTACGCAGGAAGACCGTAGATGTCTTTTGCCAATTTGCAATCCCCAGTGTGCGTTGCCACCGAATTCGGGGGGCAGGGAGGATTGACCCGCGTATCGGGGTTGTCAAAGAATTCCATCCGATGGATCTACGGTAATACTACCTTGAGCAAAATTGCCACAATCAAAAACGAAAGGATTGTCTTGGTCTTCATTTACCTTACATACCCGAAAATCCAGTCTGCGCAGGACCTGTCGCATGACCGACCGGTTTGCATGTCTGATCCGGCATGAGTTGGTACCCATTCGGGCACGTCGGTCCCTAATTTCCGAAGCCCTCGCGGAACACGATGTGACGGTGGTACATGCGCATCACAAAGTGGATCGCAAACGCAAAGAGAATTCCGTGCACAGCAAGAACCATCTTGCGAGAACCTCCCTTAGGAAGTGTCACAAGGACACCTGGGACAAACGCGACAAACACCAAGGCTGTGATCGCGTGAGATACGAAATGGTGGTACATTTATTACTTCTTCATAAACGTTTTCTTCACCCAGTTACGGTCTGCCTTGAACGTCTTGGACTTTCCTTTGGATGTCCGCTTCGTGTACGTCGCAACCGCATTTAACTTACGGAAGGTCGAAAGCGCACCCAACGAACGAACCGTCTTGCGTAATGCACGGTGACGAGCCGTCTTTCCCTTGGTAACCGCATATCCACGCTTACTTAACTCACCTTCCTTGAGCTCACCAATTCCCTTGGACTTGTTCTTGACCGTCCACTTTCCGGGTGCACCCATATCCTTCACACGCGCCGAACGCACACGAACTCCACGCTTGGTGGTCTACGCCTTGCGGCGAATCGTACGACCGGCTCCACAAGTTCCCATCATTTTGTTTACTTGCGATACAAAACGTGAACTGCAATGGCTAATACTGCAAGGTACATGCCATCATTCCAGTAATGATCCCGAGAGATTCCAAAAAAACGATACCCCGTCATATCGCTCAATCCACCCAGTGCAATCAAAACCACAGAAGCAAGTAAGAGAATTTCACACAGACGCATTTACCTTCTGCGATAGGTTTTTCTGCGTTTTACTCGTAAACAACGCGGACAATCGCCGACATCCGGAGAACAAGGGCATAACCGTTTCAGACGATGCTTTCGTGTCTTCATTGCTTAAAAATGGATTTTTAATTCATCACACTCTGCATGCGTATACCATGGAAGAACTTCTCAAACGAGTTCGCCAGAATGGATACGCTTATGTACCCGAGGATTTACTCGAAGAGGTTGATTTCGTTACCATTGTGAAAGAGCATTGGGAGACCTATTGCTTTGATGACGCTTATGAAGGATTTCAGTGTGTAATTTACGATCCGACTCAGATGTCGGATGAGACACGAAAGCGTCGTGAGGATAATCAAGGAACTTGTCAGTGGTGTGATTCTACTGAATTCTTCCCCGACTCAGTCCTCTGTAAGGAGTGTGCAATTGAACCCGAGTTTGATGCGTATCCATGTGCAGAATGTGGGCAGGACGCAGGTCCTCGAAATGAGTTCTGCAGCCCGTGTCGTCGTCTTCATGCGAAGTAAAGAAAACGGATTTTTTTTGGATAGAAATAGGAATCGTGTATCTCTCTCATTCAACACAAATGGCAGACTTCTTTGAGCCGACACCTAAGACGCCCGAACGCAAGACGAACAACTCCAATCCTCCGAATATTAAGGAGGAGCGGAATCGTAAGCGGAAGGCAACTATGTCGCCCGAAGATCTCCACATTTCAACGGTTCAGGCTATCCAGCCGAAGCGTCTGTTTAACAATTAACTTCGCTGGGCATGCAGTCAGGTAAAAATGGATTTGGGGGAGGATTTTTCTTTGGAATTCGCAAAGAGCATGCTAACCCTTCGTATTAAGACAATTCGTAGGGAAGATGCACGTGAGGAAGATTATTCTACTCCAAAACCGAAACGATTCAAGCGGAATGTTCAATTTACACAATTATTCAAACACCGATCATATTCAATTCACTCTCCTGTACTCTCCATTCGCACACCACCCGATTCGGATGAAGAAGACAACGGGTCCATTTCACGAATTTCATGAAAACGGATTCATTTTTTGCAAACATTCAAAACGCATACCTTTCTCAACGAAGCATATCTAAAATGGCCGCTGCACTCGCAACGTACAAGAAGGAGATGGAGGCGACGATTGTCGAGCTCCGTGCGGAGATTGAGATTATGAAGAGCGATATTGATTCGCTCAAGAATTCAAAGCCTGCGACCAAGACGATTGATGCGTCTGGGTCGGAGAGCGATTCCGAGAAGCTGACGCCCCTTCAGAAGAAGGAGCAGAAGCTCGCAAAGATCCGTGCCGAGCTGTCCGATTTTGAGGACAAGATTAAGGCAGGGAAGTCCCGCGTGAAGCCCGATAATATCGACGCTAAGCGCAAGAAGTATCACGACGAGATCGAGAAGCTGGAGAAGCAGATTGAGGGTGAGAAGGAGACCCCGAAGCCCGTGAAGGGTGGGGGTAAGAAGGCGGCTGCGAAGCCTGAGAAGAATATCGGTCGTATGACGAAGCCCTTTGTGGATCGTCTTAAGAAGGCGTTCGCGGATGCGGATGTCGAAATCGACGACACTCACGCCAAGGCATTTGCAGAGTATGCAAACGCCCTGGACAAGGACGCTTATGGGGCTAAGGAGCCCGGTGAGCATATGGTTGACTTCGTTGCGTCCCTCTCAGAGGAGACGGTGGAGGAAGTTGAGGAGACCGAAGAGGTCGAGGAGGTGGATGTGAATCACGTCTCTGTGGATGAGCTCAAGAAGCTCGACAAGGCGCTCCATGAGGAGAAGCCCGGCGTGTACAAGCACAACAAGAACAACAAGATCTACACCGGTCCTCTTGAGGACGAGGATGAGGAGATGAACGAGGTTACGATGCCTGACGATGCTACGGAGTAGTTCGTCGGATCCAAGACCGGTCGCGTCTACAAGCCTGATCCTTCGGGCGGTTCCGATGTCTTCATGGGTTTCATGGGGGTGGGTAAGTTCAAGACTGCAACGCTGAAGTAAATTTAAAAAATTAGGGGGTTGGAAGCCCCGTTTTTATTTTCCACCCAAAGAAACCCATCAAGAGAGGAACCCACAAAATTGGAAGAAGGAACGGGGACATTGCCAATAAGAACCAAGCTACAAAAACTCCCAAGTATTCCATTCCGTCTCCATTCACTCCCCCAAACAATGCATATCCCATTCCTGAAATGAAGAACAAGAGAAAGAACCCTAAAAAGTTACCAACTGAACCCAGTAATTTCAAAAAAATACCTCCCACGGCTTGATTCGCAGTTTGCGATCCCGATCCTAAACTCGGCGCATCCAACGAAAAGACATTTCCATCATCGACGGTTGCAAGATTGTTTTTTCCATTAATCTTGTAGGTGACACGCAAAGCTTTGCTTACGCCCGGAGCGGGATCCAGAATTCCAATCTGCTGGGCACCCACTGTCAGATTAATCCCTCCATCCTGTACTAAATTCTGCACTTGCGATGTAACATCGATGAAGTTTCCTTCGACACCCTAATCCGCCTTGGAGATTGTAAGTCCTGAACCGTCGCCAGACATATCTTATTAAGAAGAGAAGACGACATTTGCGATACCCCGAACGACTCGCAAGAAATTGTAGGATTCCACATGCACCCGCATATTGAAGGTATACGCCCGAACTTGAGTCACAGGTTTGTTTACAATCGAAACCACCTCTTCCGGATTCACCACTGCAGGATTTAAAACCACAACCGGATTCGCGTCCAACGCAGTACTCTTGAACACACACACCTGCGTCGATGTCACTGTATCCGCCGGAGGCGGCTCGATCAAGTTTGTACGCAAAACTGTCTTATTAAACTGGGATCCGTTCAGAGATCCGGAAGGTTGGACGTTGTGGTGATCCAATGCAAATGAATACGTGTGAACTCCGGGAAGTCCAGTCGTTTTCCCCGAATGATGACGATAATTCTGCAATAACGTGAAGAAATCACGTTGCTTCGGATTGAAACGTTCCGCTCCGTCAAGGATTAACACCGAATCCACAACCGGATCCAAATCACGGATATTCAATCCCGTTGCATTGCCCGACGAATACCACGGCGTCATATACGGAGAAGTCGACGTTAAAGGTAGGTTGGGATTTGCCCAGTTCGTGTAATTGTCCACGCCATTCTTAGTTGCCACATCCGAACGTTGTGTCACCCAAACCATACGCGTACACAAATTCACCATCGTCAGCTCCACATCATTTCCTGCACCCTACATCTGTTCCTTCTGGACCATCCGAACCTCCTTGATTTTGAAAGCATTGTCCGACTTTGCAAGATGGATCGTTTCTGCATCTGCCAAAAAGATGTAATTGGCTTCCACGAACGGATTCGCACTCCACGTTTTCAACGATGAGTTGGACGACCCACCATTGGCAAGCGGAGGTGATAAGAAGTGATCCATCGAGAATTCCGGTGATGCAAGATCAGGTGCAATGCGTTGACCAAACGTTGGACTGGAATCGCGAACATCCAATACGGTAAAGAGATTGTACACATTGTTGAACTCGACCACAATCTCAACTTCCGAGTATTGGAGAGCGACCAACGGAATTGCAGAGCCGACATCTTCACAAAACCAGAAATGAAGAGGAATCACCAAATCACGCCCTGCAATGGAAGGCTGAGCAGTTGTAGTTGCAGTAGTAATCGCGTGAGGGTACTGATTGTAGCATCCATTCGAATTGGCAGGATCCGTTATCTCTACCACATTTCCTACCATTCGATCGACAATCTCACGTTTGTTTGCATCATGAGTTGTGTAAGAATACAATTTCATCCACTCACCCGTGTGGGTCACAATCGCAGACCCATTGATGAGAACCGAAACATTGCGAATCATGTTGTACCCAATGTTCGGAATCCACTGAAACTCATACCCAATCGCAGTTGCATCGTGGTTGACTTCAGGGTGAACTCCGGGTGTGATGGGAGCCACGGGAGAATAGATGTCTGGCAATGTCACGCGAATGTAACAATCATGCAATAACTGTGCATTGCGGTCCACCTTCAGACGCATGGTACGTGTACCTTGGTTGGGAAGTTCCAATGTGGAAGTCCGGAAGTCAAGACGGACATGTTCCATAGCAAAATCGGTGTGCCGTTTGTAGACCGAACGAAAATGGGAAAAGGAGGGGTTTCCTGTTACCAATTCATCTTGGGCGCCTTTGCCCACAAGTTGAATTAAGCCACCGGGCATTTCTCTTATTGTATGGAACGTATGAAAACTCAAGAACCTTTTGCATCCATGAACTATATTTTAAGTTAAATTTGATATTGCAAATGTGTCACAATGCTCTACTAAAATTCCCGATGCGACACCCGCCCAAGCCTATGTTTCAACCACATGCGCAGTCGGTCCTAAGAGAATCGAAGTCCGATATTGCACAGTTGCTGACACCTATCCATTGATTCCTCCTTGTTTTCGAATGCAATGGAATAAGGTCGGAGAAGACACAACACCATTAATCCGGAGTGACATGTGAATCAATTGCTCCAAGTTGGTTGAATTCGAAAAAACAGCCGTTGAGCATGCCTATACATATCCTGTATGACCCGGTGTAACGGTTGTGGAGTGAATGATGGTGGGGGATGGACCTGTCCCTCCAATTGCAGTAGCCCCTGTTAACTCGAGAAATGCAGACGCATTCAGGGCATCGCTCATATTTGCAATTTCATACACAGGACCATCGACTGCCCCTGTAGCTCCCACATGTTGATAAGTGATCGGTCCAGTGATTCCTGACAATCCCAATTGGACACCGCCTGCAACTGGTCCCGATCCTCCTGGAATGGATGCACCTAACACAAGAGTAGGGGTTGCAAATCCTTGCGATGTCTACACAATTCCATTTACATCATTTCCTAATGAACCAGTCGGTCCAATAAACACAGTACCCGCACCAATCTACATCTCTTTCATCCGCGATCCTTCCGTTCCAATTGAAAAAGTATCCGATTGAGTCGGAATAATATTGGAATTGATCTACAAATTAGATCCGGTTGCACCCGATGTTCCCGTTGCAGATAATACAACATCTCCAATTGTAATTGAACCACCTCCAACATACACATGATTCCAACGATACCCTGTTGTACCCAATGTATACTTATCGTCTTCATAGGGTGTAAAGTTATCATCCAATACAAGACCTAATAGAGTTGCAGGAACCTATGTAAAGCCAGTCACCCCAGTCAGTCCAACACCATCCTAAAAAGGAACACTACCCGTCGGTCCTGCAAAGGAAGGTCCAGTATACCCCGTATATCCTGTATCTCCCGTATACCCTGTGTCTCCCGTATAACCTGTGTCTCCAGTGTACCCTGTGTCTCCCGTATAACCTGTGTCTCCGGTATAACCCGTATCGCCAGTGTACCCTGTGTCACCCGTATAACCCGTATCGCCAGTGTACCCAGTGTCACCCGTATAACCCGTATCGCCAGTGAATCCAGTATCGCCAGTGTACCCAGTGTCACCCGTATAACCCGTGTCTCCCGTATACCCTGTGTCTCCTGTGTATCCTGTGTCTCCGGTATCGCCTTGTGACCCTTGGATTAGTAAATTGGTCGTAAACTATGCTTGATAACTGGGAACATTCTACTACACAGTTGTATTGGTCGTATCTGAACCCGAAATGTTATTTGCATAGAATGCGATTAAGAGTACATCACCGCCAGTTAACGTAGTTAAGGAACTAAAATTGACAGTGTATACTAAATCAACATTGTTTGCTTGACCCGATAGTTTGACTGAATTACTGGTAGCTAATAAATCGGGTGCTGAAATTGAATTTTTGTATATTTGGAAATAGGAATCCTACTGTCCAATTGTGCCTCCACCTCCCTAAATCAAAGGAATAAAGATAGTCCAATCTCCTGCTGGAATCGTATACATGGGAGGTATCATCGAGAATGCAGAGTTGGATAATAGTACATCGCCGGCTCCATCCACCACATCGACCGCAAAAGTTCCCGTGTTTTCTTGGGGCGGTGCAATGGATACAATCGCCTCGTTTTGTGCAAAGTCGAGTGTTTCACGAAACTACTAAATAGATTGAATATTTCCAGTTACACCTGCAGGACCTGTATCTCCGGTATAACCTGTATCTCCGGTATAACCTGTATCTCCGGTATAACCTGTGTCTCCGGTATAACCTGTATCGCCAGTGTACCCTGTATCGCCTGTGTATCCCGTATCGCCAGTGTACCCTGTGTACCCTGTGTACCCTGTATCTCCTGTGTACCCTGTGTCTCCGGTATAACCCGTATCTCCTGTGTACCCTGTGTCGCCAGTGTCACCAGTGAATCCTGTGTCTCCGGTATAACCCGTGTCGCCAGTATAACCCGTGTCGCCTGTGTATCCTGTATCGCCTGTGTACCCTGTGTACCCTGTGTATCCTGTGTCTCCGGTATAACCCGTATCGCCTGTGTATCCTGTGTCTCCGGTATAACCTGTGTCACCAGTGAATCCTGTGTCGCCTGTGTCGCCTGTGTATCCTGTGTCGCCAGTATAACCCGTGTCACCGGTATAGCCTGTGTCGCCAGTGTACCCTGTGTCGCCAGTGTACCCTGTGTATCCTGTATCGCCTGTGTCGCCAGTGTACCCTGTGTCTCCTGTGTACCCTGTGTCTCCGGTATAACCCGTATCGCCAGTATCTCCGGTATAACCCGTATCTCCGGTATACCCCGTATCTCCGGTATAACCCGTATCTCCGGTATAACCCGTATCGCCAGTGTACCCTGTGTATCCTGTGTATCCTGTGTACCCTGTGTATCCCGTATCGCCAGTGTCACCAGTGTATCCTGTGTACCCTGTGTCGCCAGTGTACCCTGTATCGCCTGTGTATCCCGTATCGCCAGTGTACCCTGTGTCTCCGGTATAACCCGTATCTCCTGTGTACCCTGTGTCTCCGGTATAACCCGTATCTCCTGTGTACCCTGTGTCGCCAGTGTCCCCAGTGTACCCTGTGTCGCCAGTGTCACCAGTGAATCCTGTGTCTCCGGTATACCCTGTGTCGCCAGTGAATCCTGTGTCTCCGGTATACCCTGTGTCGCCTGTGTATCCCGTATCGCCTGTGTATCCTGTGTCTCCGGTATAACCCGTATCGCCTGTGTATCCTGTATCGCCTGTGTACCCTGTATCGCCTGTGTACCCTGTGTACCCTGTGTCTCCGGTATAACCTGTATCGCCTGTGTATCCTGTATCGCCTGTGTACCCTGTGTACCCTGTGTCGCCAGTATAACCCGTGTCGCCAGTGTCACCAGTGTCGCCAGTGAATCCTGTGTCTCCGGTATACCCTGTGTCGCCAGTGAATCCTGTGTCTCCGGTATACCCCGTATCTCCGGTATAACCCGTATCTCCGGTATAACCCGTATCGCCAGTATCTCCGGTATAACCCGTATCGCCAGTATCTCCGGTATAACCCGTATCTCCGGTATAACCTGTGTCACCAGTGTATCCTGTGTATCCCGTATCGCCAGTGTACCCTGTGTATCCTGTATCGCCAGTGAATCCTGTGTCTCCGGTATAACCTGTGTCTCCGGTATAACCTGTATCGCCTGTGTATCCTGTATCGCCTGTGTACCCTGTATCTCCTGTGTACCCTGTGTATCCCGTATCGCCTGTGTACCCTGTATCGCCTGTGTATCCCGTATCGCCTGTGTATCCCGTATCGCCTGTGTACCCTGTGTCTCCTGTGTCTCCGGTATAACCTGTGTATCCTGTATCGCCTGTGTATCCTGTATCGCCTGTGTACCCTGTGTCGCCAGTGAATCCTGTGTCTCCGGTATAACCCGTATCGCCAGTATAACCTGTGTATCCCGTATCGCCTGTGTACCCTGTGTATCCTGTGTCACCAGTGAATCCTGTGTCGCCAGTGTACCCTGTGTATCCCGTATCGCCAGTGTCGCCAGTGAATCCTGTATCGCCAGTGTACCCTGTGTATCCCGTATCGCCAGTGTCGCCAGTGTCGCCAGTGTATCCTGTATCGCCTGTGTCGCCAGTGTATCCTGTATCGCCTGTGTCGCCAGTGTACCCTGTGTATCCTGTATCGCCTGTGTATCCTGTATCGCCTGTGTACCCTGTGTCGCCAGTGAATCCTGTGTCTCCGGTATAACCCGTATCGCCTGTGTACCCTGTGTATCCTGTGTCACCAGTGAATCCTGTGTCGCCAGTGTACCCTGTGTATCCCGTATCGCCAGTGTATCCTGTGTATCCCGTATCGCCAGTGTCACCAGTGTACCCTGTGTCACCAGTGTACCCTGTGTCGCCGGTATAACCTGTGTCGCCAGTGAATCCTGTGTCTCCGGTATAACCTGTGTAACCAGTCGATCCTCCTCCGCCTGTAATCTACGGCAATGCATTCCAAGACCGAACTCCATCGCCAATTTTGAGTTGATTGGTATCCGATTCAAACCCAGGTTCACCCGCTCGTAACGTCGGATTGGAGGTTGCCCATTCAGTAGCCGTTGCCCTTCGAAGCAAGAATTTCACAGGGGTCGTACCACACGACATACTTATTAAACACCACAGACTTGAGTCTATGCATTTCCAGCGTCCTATACGATACACTCTTCACCTGTATCATCCAAGATCGCACATTCGTCATCATTTGCAAAACGACCATCCAGCAAGAGTTGTTTGGGTTTGGATGGGAAGCAACAAGGATCAATGAAGTAGGTTTCTACCACACCATTCGTATATCCAACCGAAGTTCGGGTTTCACGCAGAGGTGCTTTTCCGGGTGCACGCTGGACTTCTGCAATCGTTCGCCGACGTACCTTCTGTGTAAACATCGATGCATCCCCCGTTTTGGATTGGATGTGATGGGTTTTGCCTTCTTGGTGATTCCAAGGAGTCAAGACCTTTTTTGAGTGTTGAATGGGTGTATAGTATGTGTAGGTTTTCCATCCCACATACAATGCCCCAAAACCAAACAATGCCAATGCAATCGTATTGACGTCCATTATTATCAAGCAATCCGATAGATATTTGTAATAATTCCGGGTGCGGCTGGATAATCATTGGGTGGAGTTCCCCCAGCTATAATATAGTTAATCGTGGAGTTAGCACCGATGGCAATACCCCAGACTTGAATTTGATCATTCGCATTTAAATTTAGAATGTATTCCGTACACACTACACTTTCTTCTCCATTTTTGAAAATAGTCAATGTAGTTGTGTCGGAAATATTTGTACCATTCTTTTTTAACCAAAATGATACATTACCATTACCTGAACCTACAATTTGAATCGAATAGATTAATTTGTAAATACCCGTCGTTGGAACTGTGAAAAATCCAGCACCTCCTGTCGTAACTGTGATACCATTGTTTAGACCAACTGTATCATGTGCAATATTTGCTGCAGTTCCAGCAGTAAGTGTTTGATCACTTGTTGAGTATGCACTTGCATAGGTGGTTGTTGCAACAGCTCCCGTGGGTCCAGTGTCACCAATCAGACCCTGTGGTCCAGTATCGCCCGTCGGACCTGTGTCACCTTGTGGTCCTTGCGGTCCAGTATCACCCGTGGGTCCAATGGGACCCTGCGGTCCAAGAGGTCCTGTGTCTCCCGTATCCCCTTGAATTCCCGGAGGTCCTTGCATTCCGGTATCACCCGTCGGACCGATCGGACCTACCAAACCTTGCGGTCCAGTGTCACCCGTGGGTCCAGTATCACCAATCAGACCCTGCGGTCCAGTGTCACCCGTGGGTCCTGTGTCCCCTGTCGGTCCACCGGGAGTTCCTGCAGGTCCAGTCTATCCTGTCTATCCCGTATCGCCTGCAGGACCCGTATCTCCAGTTGGACCGTTGGATCCAGCCACACCTTGGGGACCCGTGTCTCCTGTCTAACCAGTGTCTCCTGTGTATCCCGTGTCTCCTGTGTATCCCGTGTCTCCTGTCGGTCCACCGGGGGTTCCTGCAGGTCCAGTCTATCCTGTCTATCCCGTATCGCCTGTGTACCCAGTATCACCAGTATCTCCAGTATCTCCAGTGTAACCGGTGTCTCCGGTATCTCCGGTGTCTCCGGTGTCTCCGGTATCTCCAGTATAACCGGTATCTCCTGTATCTCCAGTCTATCCAGTATCACCCGTCGCTCCTACAAACGGTCCCGCATCATTCCATGCAGAACCATCCCAAACCCATAAATGTCCAGTCGATGTCACAGTCTATGCATCGCCGGCTGTATTTCCACTTGGCGGAAGATCTCCCGAATTCACAACCGAACCCTTCAAAGCAATCCCATTTCCAATCGGACCCGTATCGCCTGTATATCCCGTGTCTCCTGTCTACCCTGTGTATCCAGTCTATCCAGTGTATCCAGTCTATCCTGTCTATCCCGTATCACCGGTCTACCCTGTCTATCCCGTGTGACCCGTGTATCCAGTCGTTCCGGTCTACCCTGTGTACCCTGTTTCCCCCGTGGGACCTGGGTTTTTCTAACTCACTCCCATATTACAAGTTCCTTGCCCAGGCGTCTACCTCAGCAAGTAACCTGACATTCGTTATTGTGATTACATACGCAAATGTTGTTTTCCATTCAGGCGACAATTCAGGCATCCCGTAATCCGAGGACCCAATGTTGTCGTTGTGCATCCACAGATTTCAGTCTTTTTGAGTTGCGGTGTGCAACCCACTGTTTCACTCTTCAACACATAGTCCGTACGTTCCGACGCTTTGGAATCCGTCCAGAAGGAACCCGGACGACGAATCTTTGACGTTCCCACATCGCGAGAAATCAAACGAGGCGGGGAAAAAGGATCGGCTTTTAACACGACATTTGTGATATCGGTATTTGCAGCAATCTCTGTCTTCTATGCCTTGGCTCCCTGCAACCGCTTCAAACGTGTCCAATCCGCAGCACTCAAGGAAAGAGGCATTTGCTTTACGTAAAGAAGCGAATTTCTCCCGGAGCGGTACGAGTTCCAATCCGCAACAAACGCTGATTGTCTTCAAACGCCATTGCATCGAAGATTTCATTCGTATCGGGATCCAACAACATCACCTCGCCCTTGATCACCACCTTTTGGATTCGACGCTTGCGACGTGTGATATTTCGCAGATATTGGACATCTCGTTCATCTCGTTTGAAGGTCGGCTGAAATGCAAGATCTTCGGGTCCAACCGTTGTATCGAAACGCATACATTGAATGATTGGCTTCTCTTTGGAATGGAGTTTCCGGTGAATCTCGCAATCAATCGCAGCCTGCTTCAGCAGATGGGAGATATTCTTGGAAACCCGCCCCTTCTCCTACGCAATCTCCTACAAAAACTCATCGGAACTCATGAAGACCGACATCGGCTGTTCCCCTTCCTACCGTTTGAGAACCATATCCTGACGACGAATGGGAATAATGTTATTCCCCTCTGCAGTGGTCAATTGGTCTTTGTTAAATACCGTCATGTACTGATTCACTTTGACTGTACGTTGATCCATCGGAAGCGTTGCATGGGAACACAAACGAATCGCACGACCAATTGCTTGATCGATTAAAGCAGGGTTCCAATGCGACTCCATAATGTGAACATGACGCACATTCATCAAGTTAATACCTTCCGCACCTGCTTTTGTGATCATAAAAACACAGAGACGACCCGGTTCCTTGATGGAATCTTTCAGAGATGGAGGGAAGTTTTGTTCGGGACGCTGGTTGAAGATCTGACGCATAAGATCACGTTCATCAATACTCACTTGACCCGTAAACATCGCATACGCAGGGACTCCGGGTTTCAGATCGGGATCTTCAATCCACACACCATTCTGCTTGATAATCTTGTACCGTTGGAAACCATTCTGCTCTAAAATCGCACCGAACAATCCCACACCCTCCAATCGTTCGTAGTTGGAGTAGACTAATTGTTTCCGATAAGGTGCCTCTCCCAACGAAGCTTTCAGTGTTTCGTAAATCTTCAACATTTTGGGCGAATATTCCTTCAACCCGTCCAAGGAAAAAAATTGGGATGCCTTGTTTCGAAGTTGATCAAGAATTGGGAGGTCTCCATCACCCACCTCATTGTCATCTTCGGCGTCCTTCGATGTTTCCTTGTATTCTTTGGGAATTGCATAGTTACACACCATACGAGAGACTGCACGATACGAACTGAAGTTTTCTTCCAAATTGGACTTGGGGCGTCCTTTGCGAGATTCTTGTTGAATCTCCTTCCAACGAGCTTCCAACTATCGATTGAATTGCATGGGAGACATCTCGACCTTCACCAGAGTTTCCGCTTCATCAATGCGTTTCGCTAACAAACGCTCATCGGCTCCTTTGAAATACGAAACCAATCCCTGCACACGACGTTGAAACATCAACGCATTCTTAATCGATAATCCATCCAAAAAAGTATTCAGAAACTCTTCCGAATCCGTCGGTAAGCATTGCAATTCTTCTTTGGTGATATTCTCCGCTTCGGCAAGTTGGACATTGCCGTTGGCTTTCTGAAATTCAGCCCGCCATGATTCTACCCACTTAATAATATCCGGATCTTGTTCCAAATCCTTATTGTACTTCACTGCAATGCGTTCGCCTTTTTCGTTGTATTGACTGTCAAAGTAAGGAGGATTGCGTGTGAGAAGGATGTACCGCTTGACAGAATCCTATTCAATGATATCCACATCCGGTAACTTGCGAAAGAAGGTTGTCATCAATCCTTCATCCCATGAGATTACTTCTTTAGTAGGGATTACCACACGTTCAATCGGTCCACGCAGGAGATTCATGAGATATGCTACTTCGGTCGGACGGTTAATGATGGGAGTACCCGACAAACACACCACCTTTGCGTTCTTTGCGTTGTAGATCATATTGTAGACTCGTGTTTTAAGGGCACTCTGCTTTTCGACCGTTCCAATGAAGTTGTGAGCTTCCTCAATGATCACCACCGAATCATTGAACATCGTCTCTTCCGGAAACCGTGCATCGATGTTGTCTTTGGTGATACCGTTGTAGGTGATGAACTTGAAACGCTGTTGAATCACATCTTCAATCTGCGAGAGAATTTCCTTTTGCATTTTGGTATCCAAAGTATCGAAGTTCGAAGGGCGTCCGGGGACTGTGCTGAAGTACCGTCCATTCTTATCGAGAAAAGCATCGGAGATTCCCAAACCTTTCGCAAAAGCACGGTCCTCTGCGGATCCAATTGCCTTGGATTCCCAAAATTGAGATTTCCGATAGATGGGATCTCCGCAGGAACTAATCTGGGATTCGAAGTTTTGGACAAGAGAACTCGGTGCCAGCACATAGATCTTACGAGTGGAAAGCAGAGATTCGGCGACTGCGATGGCGGTACATGTCTTACCCGAACCTAAGCCGTGCTACACAAGCAGACCGCGATAGGGTGTTTCAGCAAGCAAGTAATCGCGAACTAACTTTTGGTAGGGAAGCAATTCAAATGCCCCTTGGCGTTTGGTACACAAATCGACATCTTCATCTTCATCATCGAGAGGTTTGCGGTATTGACGAAACAACCGTGTAATTGAATCGGCAAAGGCTTTGCGATTCGGTAGCGTGTACATCCTTGTTAATTTTAGAAAGGAATTGATAATATGGAAGCCACCGTTCGCAAAAATCCAAAGGTATGGATGTTGACTGCGTATTTATTTATGGTGGCGGCGTTCCTCTATACGAAACCCTCTCTCTCGTTTGGGCGAGAGGGACAGATCCGTCCATTTGGTGTCAAACAGAAAGACTCCACCATTTTCCCTGTGTGGTGGTGGATGTTTGCCTTTGCAGTGTTTTCTTATCTGGGTGTGGCGTATCTTCTTAAGTTTGATTTTTGAGTTCATAAAAACCAGTCGCTTCATTGAGTTGGGTGTACTTCTCCATAAATTCTTCCATTCCCTTCGTATCCTTTCGTGAAAAGGATTGGATCCGCTCGTAATTCGTTTCCGGAATCTCATCTTTGAGAATTACATTCCCGGTTGGGCGCTTCGCAAACGGATGGAGTTGGATTTCGGGGGGCATTTCCATTCCAGTGGAATCCTTCATCTCGTGCAGATATGTCTTGATACGGCGGGTTATACTACGCTTTCCCTTGTTGTACCGAACTGCGTCACCTGCTGGAATGGATATCGTACCCACAAGATCCGGATACTTGCGAATCATAGTATCACTGAAGCAGGGATTGTATCCACGATCCGTACGAGGTAAACATCCTTTGCGTGTTTTGCTACACCGTTTCAAAAAGCTTCGTTTCTTGTTTTTCACAAGCCGTGAGAAAGGGGAAGGTTCTACTAACGACAACATTTTGACATCTCGTGTCAATTTGTACACATGCGTTTTTGTGGGTTTGAAATCAGAAAACATTCCGAGAGTCCATTCAACCATGAATGGGTTCGGGTAAAAATACACGTTGTAGTGCGGTGTCACACACCGAGTTCCATCTTTCAAAGGAATGCCTTGAGTATCGTCTTTCGGATGAACCGATGAACGAAACAATAGCGTTCCTTTGGGAAGAATACGAATGGGTAAATTTTGATTTCGGTACTTGACCGTTTCCATTACTTAAGACGTAGAAGATTGAGCAGCCTTCTTGGCAGCCAATTCTTGCATAAGTTGTTGTGTGAATTGTTGTTGTTCACTGACCGAAGGAACACACACTTCCACTTCCGTGCTGTGAATCACCTACGCAGAGGTGACAGCCATTCCCAAGAAAACAAGATAGAGCGATCCCTACCACGGCGCGGATTCCGGTGTGGCTCCGACCAAAGAAACCAAGGCGCCGTCGAAATGTTTACGGAAGGGTTCCTACTACGACACACCAAACAGAATGGTCGGTAAACTCATCCAGATTGCACCCTGCTGTGCCGATGCAGATGGGCTGACCTTACTGCATTTCAACTGCGAAATCAGAAGCGATAAGCCAAAACCAACTCCCTACATGAGGACAGCAAAAAGTCCAACCGCTTTGGCAAGGGCAAACCAGTCCATTACTGTGAAGCAAGATTGTCTTGTAGATCAAATGATTTCAGAGTTTGTTCAAACGTACAAAGCATTGTTTCACGCTCTGTGTAATGAGGACGTGTGAGTGAACGGCATTCCGGAATGGTCTTCCAACCAATTCCGCGAATCTCACGCTTCTGCATCGAGGTGAACTTGCAGGTTAGATCAATAGGTTTGCGGAGAACTGCAAGAAAGTATACATGCTTCTACAACACTTGATTCGTTCCATGGAAGGTTTCTTCAAACACCAGATTCGGGCAGATAACAAATGACTCACGGGGTAGATTCGTCTCCTCACTAAACTCACGAATCGCACACGCAACATCAGTCTCACCCCGCGAACGCCTTCCCTTCGGAAATCCCCATTCGGGTTCCGTGTAAAGCGACATCGACTGCGTAATCAATGCAAATCGGTTGAGTGAATCAAACTTCACTTTCGATTGTTCGTATTCAAGGGAGTGTTGATCATTGCCAGGACCCCAAAGACGAGTCCACAGCGTCTCAAAGGGAGTTTCGACCAAACGAAGTTGTTCCTCTTGTGTCATATTGGACAGCAGTTTGCAAATGTAGTCGGGATCATTGACTTCCTATTTTCCACGCAGAAACTCGGTCTACGCCATACTATCCTTACGACAAATCATAAGGCATTTGACCGTTTCCGGATTCGCAGGAAGCGTCGGTGCATCAATCAGTAGAACTCCACAGGATATGATCGGTTGAGAACAGGATCGAAAGACATGTCCCTTCTCTCCACAATTGTTGCAATACATTCACAGTTAGTGTTGTAGGGTCTTGAATGTGAAAAAGGTTTCGTCCGTTTTCACAAATGGGGAGTAGCCAATCACAGCCTGCCTTGCCTACGGCACCGGCAGTGGATCTTTCCAGCATTGCAACGGTTCCTCTCGACAAAGCCCAAGAGTTCGCAAATCAAGCCCAAGCCCAAGCCCAAGCTGCTGCGACTCAAGCCCAGACCTACTTTGGTTTATCCATGGAGTGGCAACGGTAGTTCTACATTGCCATCGGTGTGATTGCATTGGGTGGAATCGGTTACTTAGTTTATTGGCTGTACACCTACTTTACAGGTTCCAAGTCGTCGTCGAGTGGTGGAGGTGGAGGTGGAGATAAAGCAACCAACCCGAATGCATCCCAAGGTCCTTCGACACCGACAGGAACCACCGCCACGCTTGTACCTCCTACCAAACCTGGTGCTGTTGGTGCCACAGCGCCTCCTGCTTCTTTAGGAACGAACGCCAAGCACAAGCCGTCTCCTACCAAGTCTCCCTTGGGAACTCCCGTAGAAACACCTTCCTTCTTTAGTCGTCTGAAGAATATGTTTACGTCGGACAATAGCGGTGATCTCCTTCCGTATGCCAAGGATGCGTCTTCCACATCGACCATTCCTGCCGCTTCAGCTCCTCTATCGGCTACCACGCAGGGTGGTTATGGAATTCAATGGTGGATGTTTGTGAATGATTGGAGTTAGAAGTTTGGTGAGGATAAGCCGGTCGTTGTCCGTACGGATCCGACCAATCCCGCCATTATGAATCCTAACGTCGCCCTGCATCCTACCGATAATAGTTTGAACATTGGAATTTCGGTGTTCCCCAATGAAGCGGGATCGGCAGATACAACCGGAACATCCAATGACGATGTCTTCACATGTACCGTCCCCAATATTCCTCTCCAAACTTGGTTCTCGGTTTCTATGACGGTCTTTGAGAAGAACTTGGATGTGTACATCAATGGAATGCTTGTAAAGTCGTGTGCTTTACCGGGTGTTCCCAAGCCCGCCACATCGGATATTCAACTGAACCCCGATGGTGGATTTTCGGGATACATGTGTGGACTCTACCATTATCCTCGTATGTTGTCGCCCAGTGATGCGTCTTCTTTCTATTCGGCGGGAACCTCTTGCTCCAATGTAGGACCGGCTCAACCCGCAAGTGCAATGTCGAACATCACAGGATACAACATCGAATTCGGTGTCACAAATCCCCAAGGCAAAGAGATCGCATCCTATCAGTTTTAAAAATGGATTCATTCTTGACGTAGCAATGATATTGCATAGAAAATGTCGATCTATAGCTTTGATTCGACCGGCACGATGGAAGTGAATTACAATCCCGACTACACGAAGTGCACAATTTCATTTCGTGAAACGAAAGATTCCTCCAAGTATTCAATCACGTTGTCCCATGACGATATCGAAATGTTCAATTAGACAAAAGATCGAACTGGAACATGGATGATTCAGGTACGGATGAACACAGGTACGATTATCTTTCGAGGTCTCAGTGAAGCATTTGCAAAGAATATTCAGAGTGGTCTTCTTGTCGTGTTTCGTCCTCGTGTCGAATAGAACGTTCAGATGTATGTGAAGTGAAGGATTGATTTTTTCATACTCTCTACTGTACAAGAGATGGATATCGCAGTTTCTGTGGCTACCCTTGCAGTGGTAGCGGTTGCTATTTAGTTTGCCTACAAATAGTTGGGTAACTCATCCAGTGTCACCGCATTATCGACGATTCGGGATGGACGGAAAGCCGATACTTAGAAGGGATCCCTACCCGATTCTTTCAATCAACCCCAAGGCGAAACTTTTTCATAGGCAGCGTGGATTCGGGTGGATGACTTCTCCTATCGGTACGGACAGCCCAAGATCATTTTTTCCAAGGGATCCGATGATGCATCGATTGCAGGACCTGCCTTGCTTTTGGACCCTCACACCAACGCCCTCTTGATCAAGATGGATACCTTCGGAACCCAAGAGACCTTTGCAATCCCGAACATCCCTGCTAAAAAGTGGATTCATGTGGTAGTGGCTGTGAATCAGGATGCAGTGGATGTGTAGGTCAATGGAATTTTGAAGTCGCATCACACACTGACACAACTCCCCCGTCAGAATACAGGACAACTGTACATCAGTCCGGGAGGTGGATTTGATGGAAAGATCGGAAGTTTGGATTAGTATGCATAGTTTGTGACACCTGCAGATGCTCAGTCGTTGTCCGCTTCGTCACCTTCGGCTGCGAAGGGTGAAGAAGGAATTGGTCCTCTGCCTCAATAGTTCGGTTCGTCGTGGTATGTTAATTAATGGCTGCGAGAGAAGCTTGGGCTGCTGCCGCTTGATCACTGGACTGTTTCATCGTGGCTTGTTGCTGTTGAAACTGTTGATTGAGTTGTTCCTACTGCACATTCAAGTTTGTGATTCCCGTACTCGCTGTATCCAACGCATTCCCAATCGCCAAGGAATCCGTTGCATAATTTCCCGTCAATGCAAAGTACTCACGACGGATCGACATCCAAAAAAGAAAGATTGCAACTGCAAACCAGATCCACTTGGTCCAAGACATTTATATTGTGAAGATAAATGTCTATGCGTTATACTGCAGCATCGGATTTCACAAAACGTCTTCGCACCTTAGGTGATTTTCGGAAAATCTCCGAGATTCCAAAGGTCAACGGAGTGTACCAGACCGATAATAAACGGGATTCTGGAGTTATGCGTTCGGATCGGTTTCGGTGGTCAGTTTTGACGGGAAAGTTGGAAAGTGGAACTTGCTCATCCGGAAATCCATAGGGAGGGTCAAATCCAACAATTGACTCGGTATAAGAATAAAATGAGTTCGCAAGGAATGAATGCGTCCAGTACTGGGTATCCTGCTGGAGCCCAAGTTGTGAGTCCCTATTATTTCCCCCCTCGGGATGCGTCCGATATCACACGTATTACACGGGAGCGTTTAATTCGTGTTACAAATGGCTCAACAACTCCTGCGACATATTCCACACTTCCCGCACCGAAACCTTTTTGGATTCGGGGTGGAAATCAGTACCGCATTTCCTACTTGTTCGGAAAGGTGGAATGTGGTTTTTGTAATTCTGGAAATGGTGGAAACCCTTGGACTGTTCCTACATTGGGCTCTTAAAGCTTTTTTAGAGCTTGCTTGAGTGACTTCTTCTTTTCCGGAGTCGTCTGTTTCGGATTGTAACTAAAGAAGTATTCCAAGAATTCAGGCGAAGACCGATCCTTTCCGATCTTCTCGTAGAGTTCCGCTTTCTCAATCCGCATATCCAACAACCCCAACTGCTTCCCAATGCAAGTGAGTGGTGTCAAAATCTTGAATCGGCGACGTTGTTCCGAATGGGCTAACTTCATCAATTGTTCGGCAGCACACACCAATCGATTGGAAGGGGCAAAATCCTCCTCTGCATAGAGCATTGCAAAGAAGAAGTGAAGTAATGTGGGAATGGATGCAATCCAAAGACCCGTGGGTGTTTCGTGATAACTGTGGCATGCATCCGTCTCAAAGACACGCACGATCGTCTGCTTCTTCTCTCGTAATTCATAATGCTTCGGAATTAACTCTTCAAAGGCAGGATGGATCTTTCCACGAATGGAATGCTCCTCTCCAATGGCTTCTCCAATGTCTTCGGCAATCTTCCGTGCATTATCTGGAATGGCTAAGACATCCAATGGGAACTTCCAATCTTTCATCTCTTTCGCATGTGAAACATTGAATCCAAGTAACACGGCATGATTGTCCTTCAAAATTCCAAAGATCTTCTTCTGCATCTCAGGAGTCAATATCTTCTCCGAGACCTTCTGCTCTTTGGCAGGGCATGTGATCGGATAGGATTTATTTAACAATTGAAGACGTGTGAATACTTTCTTCCAACGAGAGACGTCACCACGCGGACGCGATAACTCGAGCTACACCGACATACGCAAATAGTTCGGAGGTACGTAGTGAATCCCTTCTTTGGTCTCCTTCTCCTTCCATAACTTGTTGAAGATTCGGGAATCCAGATGCGTAATGTCAGCCACTCCTGTAAAATCGGCAAAGACCTTGAAGGTTCCTAAATGAACACCTGGTTTTGCCTCCACACTGGCAACACCTGCGCGGACTAATTGATCCGAGAGTTCCATAGCGTGTTCCTGAGGTGTTTCACTAAAGAAATCCTAATCGGGAATATCCCGTTCAGGATCCTAAAATTGATCCTCTTTCGGAAGCAGATTATTGATGGCGGTTCCTCCCTAACACATCACACGGTGGGTCTTCAAAAAGTTCTCCACGATCTTCATGATTTTCCGGATGGCAGGATCGGAGGCGGCTTCCTTGTCCAATTGATCTTGTGCCAAGCTGGCTAACTTTTCGATCTGATCTGCCATTGCTTTTTTCAAGGATTGTTTTTTTGTCGTTGAAAGCAAGGGATATGCCAAAACGACCTTCACGTGAATGTGCAGGGGATCGGAATGCGAGTGCGGATATGACGGACGATGGTCCGAAAAAGAAAAAGAAGAATGCATCCGATGATGTACAGTGGGTTCCTGAGAATACGGTAGTCATTGAAACCGGCGATTCGGACTCGGACTCGGATTAGGTTCCTGAAGAAGGGATTCATATTCAAGTACAAAATTTGAACATTCGAGCGGGGGACGAAGTCAATGAAGGATTTGTGAAGAAGTTATTGCAAAAGTATTCAGGGATGTCCGATGAGGAAGAGGAAGCTCCACCTCCCAAACGTCGGGGTCGTCCTCCCAAACCGGAAACCCCTGCATTACCTCTGTCTCGTAAAGAGGCTCAGTAGTTTCGTTCGCTTCCGATTGCACAACAGAAACTTCTGAATGAGAAGATGAAGAATGTTGCCAAAATGATGAGTACTGAATCGGACATTCCGTACAAATTCCAAGTCTTACAACTCCCCGTTTCCGAATTTATACAATCAAGCATTCTGAAGAAGTTAGCTGTTCTGGAAGAGATGTCTTCTGAGATGGGAGAATCGTAGAAATTGAAAAACTGGATGGATGCTTTCTTTCGGATTCCTTTCGGAAAGCAAATCCCACTTCCGGTACAATTAAGCCATGGTCGAGTCGCCTGCAGTGATTTCATGCGGTCGTCACGGAAGATTCTGGACGAGGCTGTGTACGGGATGGTCCCTGCCAAAACCCAGATCTTACAAGTTCTCGCTCAATGGGTAGCCAATCCGAATTCGGTGGGCAATGTAATTGCTTTGCAAGGACCCATGGGTGTCGGAAAAACATCCTTTGCTCGCAATGGAATTGCACAAGTTCTTCAACGTCCTTTTGAATTCTTTTCATTAGGCGGTGCATCCGATATCTCCAACTTTGTGGGTCACTCCTACACATAGGAAGGTTCGATGTGGGGACGCATTGCAGATTCACTCATGCATGCAGGATGTATGAATCCAGTTTTTTACTTTGATGAATTGGACAAGGTTTCCACTACATCCCATGGCGAAGAGATTGTCAATATGCTCATTCACTTAACCGACCGTTCCCAAAACTCTCAATTTCATGATCGCTACTTTGCAGGAATTGATCTGGATGTCTCTCAATGTCTCTTCGTATTTTCTTTCAATGATATCTCCAGTGTCCACCCCATTTTACGCGATCGTATGCAGGTCATTCATTGTTCAGGATAGTCGGAGAAAGACAAGAAGGCAATTTTGAAAGACTTTATCTTTCCCGAAATTCGGAACCGTCTCTGCTTTGGACCCGAAGAAGTCATTCTTACAGAAAAGGCATCTGAGTTTTTAATCTCGGAATACTCCGAAAATGAAAAAGGTGTACGCAATCTGATTCGTTCCGTGGAGACATTGATGACTCGGTTGAATATGCTTCGAATTGCAGATGAAGATACGATGAAAGAATATAAATTTTATGTGAAGATCGAATTCCCTTTCATGTTAAATGAAACAAGTTTGAAAATTTTATTGGATGAATACGAGAAAAAAGAGCCCGAACCTTGGCGTTCCATGTACACTTAACGTGTAATCGGATCCTAACGGGCAATGTAATCCATAATGGAATGCATTGTTTCGTTGGTAAACAGTGAATTATCAATTAATGTAGGTGTTCCCTCTACAATCTCAATGATAGCTGTATATTTATGAGTTGTTCCTTGTGGAAGACCCAGTGTTTTACTACTCATGTATATCATGAACTTAATAATATTCGGATTAGCTACATTGAATAGATACTAATTTATACTCGTGTTCCATCCGAAATGATTCCACACATCTGCAAGGATATTCTGGATATTCGGCATTTTGTCTTGGATTTGTGCTTCTTCCGAATGCTCAAATCCATTTTCAAGAAAAAATCCTTCCCCTCTTCAGACCTACTCCGAGTAGATCTTCACATTGCGAATCTCAATCACCTACGTATTTGGCTGATAGATCTCATCCTAACGAACTGGAGAACCCTTCTCCTTGCAGATTCGATGGACTTGATCCATTGCAGAAACTTCTGCGACCATCGTATCGTTGATCTAAATCGTCTACTTCTTCGCCATTGTGAATTGGGGTGTTATGCATTCTTCCAAATCTATCATAAAAAAATCCATTTTGCTTACACATCAAGTTCAGCGCATTCTTCACTACAGTACAGATCATTCTACCAATCACCAAACCAACTATCACATGCAAGAATTCCACAATGTTGACAGCGCTTGTCGGGATCTTCGAGCTATTCCTTGAGTGCCTCTTCTGCTTTCATTTCACATTCCATATCTTCCAATGCATCAAATACAGTATCCATATTGAGAGGTTGGTTTTGGGCAGCAAAGCATTCCTCGCAGACAATGACACCTTCTCCAATTTCAACCGACCACTATTGGTGGTACGGAGAGGTAATCTCCTTTTCGCAAACGGTACAATGTGTTTCTTCTTCCATTGTGTTTCCGTACACTTGGAATGATCTTCTTCAAATCCATTTTCAGTCACTTAAAAAGAATAGAACACAGGATGAAGTTGATTTTTATTCGCCACGGAGAAGCGGAACACAATGTGGCGGCTTCCTTGTATGGCGATTCTGCATAGGAAGATCCCCAATATCAGGATGCTCCCCTCACTGCAAAGGGCAAGGATCAAGTGATTCAATCCCGAGATGAAATGCCTTCATTGGATCTGATTTTTACATCGCCTCTACTTCGCACACTTCAAACAACATCGCTATTGCGTCAACAGTTTGATTGTGATGTAATCGTAACCGACTTCTTAACTGAACGTCGTGGGTTGGGTCATAAGTGTAATGATCGAACAAATATGGAAACTTTACAAAAAACATTTCCTTCTTTTCATTTTGCGATTACAGATCCCCCATCCCATACTTCGGAAAGTGAAGTGGAGACCGATGCAGAATTGGAACAGCGTGTTGAAACAATTGTGAAGATCGCTCAATCAATGGATTACTCCTGCGTTGGGTTTGTCTCGCATCATGAAACATTGAAAGCCTATTTGGGAGAATCATTGAAAAACGCCCAATGGCGCTCGTTTGTCCGACCCTTTTATTCGGTGAGTGGCTCAACCCAGATCGGAATTTCCTCATCGGGAACCTTCTGATTTTTCAGGAATTCAATTGCCATTTTCTCACGTACCTTTACGTCGGTGATGGTGCGCATCAGCTCACTCATCTTATCACCCAGAATCTCATTGCGAGACCGAGTATCAATGTCCAAGCCATCGAGATAGCCGGTTAGAATATTAATAATGCGACTCAGATTTCCCTGTGCACACATACCAACATTGTCTTCCATCTCAGTCGCAAGGACCTTCGTAAGATCGTTGCGATTGGGAGAGTTTTTGATCTACTGCCATACATGGCGCAGTACAATACCATAAATTCCGGGTTCCATATCATAGATCGTTTCATCTTGACACTACTTCGCCATCATTTGCCACGCAGATTGCTTGGAGAGTTTACACTCCAGAATAATTTCACCGGTGGTCTTGAGGTGATCTTTCTCGTACTCTTCCGGAACCGGAATGCTACGAATTTTTGTAATCATTGTGTTCATGTGACCAATCTAAGTAGTCGTATGAACGTTTTGCGTATCGTGGGCAAAGTTACCCAGTTCGCCACGGTTTGGAGGATTTACTTCTCCACCAAGTACTGCACGAATTCGTGCAAGGAATTCTGCATGTCCCTCACCTACATTCAGTTCGGCAACATGGACTTCACGCTGTTCAGCACGGGCTAATGCATCGGCTTCCCAGCGTGCAACACGGGCTGCATGCTGTGCTTCCCGTTCGGCACGGCGAGCCGCGTAGTGTGCCTCTCGATTTAGGCGAGTCTGTTCTTGTTCCTGACGGAACACAATTCGAGCATCCTCGACTTGCTGATTCAGTGTCTGAAATTCAGGCGTTCGAAAACGCCCGTTCAATTCGGTATGTTCACGCGTGTGACGCTGACGAATCCTGTCCTTGTCTTGATCCCGAGCATTTCGGAGTTCGTGGTTGCACTTTGAATTGAATTCAGTTATTTCAGTATTCACTAATCCACTCCGAAGAAGTGTATTCAGATGCGTTCCGCATCGCTTAAATTCCGGATGCTTCCGTCCAATACGAGAATTACAACGGGGACCGTTGTTCGTCCAACCGACACACTGATTGTCTGCCATCCTGTTGCGAATCAACCCATTTCGTTAACATAAATCCGTTTTTTTCTTCTGCAAACAGAGTTCCAGTTCAAATTGCATCAACAAACGACGTGTTTCAATTTCTTCCAACTTCTTTTGACGACGAACGCATGAATATGCAGTACACGATGTCTTCTTACAATACCATCGACTCCACACTTTCTTATCTTGATCCAATTCTTGCAGTACACGACGAATGTCTGATTCCATTATTAATGTAAGTAATAATAAGATGGCGCATGCAGGGATTGTTACCTATTTATTTGATGGTAAAGATGTGAGGTTTCTAATTGGAGAGGAATCTGTCTATTTGATCGAAAAAGACAAGGTGTTTCCATCCAACCTATAGGACGCACTCAAAAAACTTTGGGAAAAAACTGATCAAAAACTTCTCTATGAAAAAGAACTCCCTGCATCATCGGGGCAAATTGTACTGAGTCTTCAGAGATTTCCAATGGGACTTCCTTACAATCAATAGACGGATGAACGAACTCGGAGGTGCAAAGAGTTGTCTCTCATTCTCGGAACCGATGTTCGCGGTTCGGGTATAATTGCAAGTCCCCGTGAATCCTATAATTCCTTTCGGTTTTTTGTGAATGGAGGAAGGAAGTCTCCCATGAAAGGGAATTAGGAGACAAAAGATAACAAGAATCTAATCAATACTGCGTTGCGCGAATGGCGTGAAGAAATTGGGTTTGCTACGGACTCAATCACAGAATCCAAACTTGCAACGGCTCAAAATGCAAGTATCAAAGGAGCCAATGGAGATCCATACAAATTTTGGTTTGTAAAGATTGAATCATCCGAAGCAAATCAAATTCGATCTGCGTATCAATAGTAGATTGAAAAATAGAAACAATCGGAACTATTTAATCTTAATTTTTTAACCCTTTCGCAAATTGCAGTGTCTCCCAGAAATATTATTAT